GCAACCACTCGTCCGACTCGGGCGGCACGCTGGCTTCCAAGTCGAGCGTGATGAAAGGGCTCTGGCGGATCTTGGCCCAGATGCCGCTGGCCATCAGCTGCGCAAAGTTGTCGCTGGTGATCAGGCGGCGCGTTTGGAACCAGTGCCCGAACCGACCGTCATCCTTCCATTCGGTCGGCTCTTCCAGGCAGATGCCGCCTTCCCACTGAAGCGGGTTCTTCGGCGTGTTCACGTACTCTTCCAGGAAGCCCGCAGCCTGGTAGCAGCGGCGCACGACGTCCTTGTGCTCGAGCATCAGCTTGAGCGTCGCCGCAGCCTTTTGGTAGGGCTTCTCGGCCGCCGCGCTCAGCTCGGCGATGTCCGCGTCTAACCTGGACCACTCGCCCTTGTCGATGATTTCGGCCAGCTCGTGCATGCCCTCGTCCTGGGCCACCACGTACAGGTCCAGGAATTTGGCTTCGCCCAGGCCTTTGGCGCCGGGCAGCGTGTCCGACTTGTCGCCGACCAGCGCCTTGTACAGTCGGTTCAATTCGACCGGGATCATGCCGTTGACCAGCGGGTTCTTGGTGCGGTCGATCAGCTCGGATTGGTAGCGCACGCGCACGGTGTCGCCGTTGTCCAGCGTCAGGCCGTCGCCGTCGTCCATCAGCACGTAGATCTGGCCTGGCAGGCGCTTGGCCAGGTAGGCCACCACGTCGTCAGCCTCGACGCCGTCTTGCTTGACGGACACGGTGCCCATGCCCTTGAAGTAGGACACGGCGAAGTCTTGCAGCTTCGCGTACTGCTCCAGGACCTGCGGCGCGCGCTCTTCGCGCTGCTTGTAGCCGGGGTAGATGTTGCGCCGGATCTGCGTGCCGCCCTGGCCTTCCAGGACGAAGATGACGTCCATCGGGCAGGCCTCGAGATCGCGCAGCGCCTTGTTCATGTAGTTCAGGAACGCTTCCATGCCGTGGCGCCAGCTGTTGACGTGCACCTTGCGCCCGTTGAAGTCGACTTCCTCGCCGAATTCTTTGTCGATGCCGGCGAAGTAGCAGCGCTTCAGCACGCTGCTCAAGTCGGTGATGAGTGTCGGTGCCTTACGCATCTCGATCTCCCTTGTGAATTCCCTGTTCCGACATCACAGCGTCCACCGCTGCGAAGAGGTCGCCCATGGATCCGGTGTTGCTGACCCAGCTGTCGGTGGCCGGGTGGAAGTCCACAGGCGTGTTGCTGCGGTGATCTGCGCCGGGCTCGCGGCGGTGCGGCCCATGCAAGTGGATCAGGTGGCCGCCGCGCTGGCGCAGCCAGGCCGCCTCGGCGTTGTCCTTGATGTTGCGCACGTCGCTGATCACAGCCAGGCTGCGGCGGTTCTTGTCGCTCAGCAGCGACGACATGCGGGCGTCCAGATGGTCGATCCAGAAATTCTTGCCGAACGTGTCCACGAACCAGTCGGTGCCGATACGCTGGTGCAACTGACGCAGCGTCTGGCCGCCCAGGCACTGGAACGGGTGGTTCTTGTACGTGCCCTGCTCGTCCACAGGGATGCCCAGAACGATCTCAGCGATCTGGTAGATCGGGTGGGCGAACGACAGGTGCGTGGCGCCGTACTGCGCAGCCAGGTATTTGGCCACGGTGTCCTTGCCCACACCGATCGGGCCGGTCAGTCCAACAATGCGTAGGGTCATGATTGTTCCTTGAGTCTTTCGAGAACCACTTTGTATTGGATGTCGTCGTGCGAGACGCTGCTCAGGCTCTCGAGCGCGGCGACAATGAATCGGCAGTCCTCGGGATTGCTCATCCGGCGACCGCCAAAAATACGCCGCCAAGTTTGGCGGTCGATGTGCTTGGGGCAGAGGGCCGCTTTCACGCCGGCCAGCGCCCCCCTCGGTTGCTTGAAAGACGCCAGCGCCCACCGATACATCTCTTTTCGGTCGGCGCTGACGTCCTGCACAACCACCCGGATGTCGCTATCGTTCTTGCAATGCACGACGCAAGGCCCAGTCGTTCTGCACAGCGTCCGCGTTGGCCAGCAGCCATTCCACGTAGTTGTCGTCCAGGTCCGAGATCGGCGTGCCCTTGTGCTTGCCCCACGGCATAACGTCGATGCGGACCATCGAGTCGTTGCGCAGCTGCTCCCACGGCATGCCCATTTGCAGGATGTGGTTGGTCAGCGCCAGCGTCGTGTAGACGTCACCCAGCGCGCGGTGGGCGCGGCCCTCGGTCGGCAGGCCTAGCGACACTCGCAGCTTGTCCAGGCTGTGGCCCGGCTGGTCCTTGAGGTACTGGCGCGCCAAGCGCAGCGTGCAGCCCACGTCGTAGCTTTTGGGCACGAAGGGGTGCAGGAACTGCATGTCGTATTTGACGAAGTTGTGGCCGATCAGCGAGGTGTTCAGGCGCTCGGGCAGACGGTCGGCCATGACCTGGCGGATGTCCGGCGCCCCCGAGACCATCGCGTCGGTGATGCCGTGCACAGCGGTGGCGCCGGCCGGGATAGGAATGCCCGGGTTCACCAGGCTTTCAAACTGGTCCACCACACGCAGCTGCGTGAAGCCTTCTGCTTGGAATTCCTCGCAGACCAGGTGTGCGTACTCGACAACGCGCGCGGCCTTGTCGATACCCGTGGTCTCGGTGTCGGCGATGAAGGTGAGAGACATGAGAGGTCCTATGAAAACAGCCGGGCACAAGGCCCGGCTGTTGGGGGGTTCCGCTTACTGCGCGGTGTCTGCGACTTCGCCGATGATCGGCTCGGTCACACCGTGCGTCGGCGCCAGCTTGTAGAAAGTGCGTTCCTTGCCCTTGACGCGCTCAACGGAGAAGCGCACCACGGGGTTGGCCGACGTTTCCACCAGCTTGCCCATGCGGACGGCCAGGGCGCGGTTCAGCTGGTACTGCTTCCAGTCACGGCCCGAGGCCGCCGGGATCTGCAAGTGGACCATTTCGTTCATGTGCTTGAAATCCTTGGATTGGGAATCCAGCGCCACGCCGTAAATGTTCGTGTACTCGTTGATCTTGGCCTTCTCGAAACCCATGCTGTTTTGCAGGTGGTCACGGTACTCGGTGCAGGGCTTACCAGCCCATTCGTCTTCGTCGGCGTCGCCCATGAGCGGGTCGATGACCTTGCCGTCCTTGGAGAAGCGCACCATTTCCTTGCCCTTCTCGCTGTCGTCGCCAATCGAGATCGCATAGCTCTTGTTGTAAGAGATGATTTGGATCTCGACGTACTCGCCGGCCTCGGCGCCTTCGTTGGTCGCCAGCATGCCGGTGTCCAGACGCAGGCGCGGGAACGAGCCGTAGCCCACTTCGAAGTCGTTCTTTTCGAAGTAGCCTTCCAGCGGGAGCAGAACGTTGACCGCGGCGCCGCCACCCATCAGGGAGGGCAGGGGGCCGGGACGCTGCGCAACCACCGAACGCTTGGACGATTCGGCTTGCGGCTGAGCGGCTTCGTCGGCCTTCGTTTCGGGCTTGGCTTCTGCCTTCGCTTCGGACTTGGGTTCAGCGGCCTTCACTTCAGGCTTGGCTTCGGTTTCAGCAGGCTTCTTATCGGCGGGAGCAGCTGCCGTTTCGGCCGCCGGGGTCTGTGTCTCCTGCGCGGCATCAGCCTGCGCCGTGGTCGTTTCGACCGCGACTTGTTGGTCTTCCTGGCCCTCGAATTCGGGTGCGGGTTGAGCGGTAGCGGTGTTGCGTTTCAGGATGCCCATGATGTTTTCCTAGATTTGCGTTTAGCGTTGAGAGTTGGTAGTGCCGCTGCAATAGTGCGTACAGCGCGGATGAAATTTAACCCCATCCTAAGTAGTTGTCAAATCCTTTTGTAGAGGACTTTCCAACTATTTTTTCTTTGCAGGAAATCCTGCGATCTGGTGCTCGTTGTGGAGCAGGTTTCCATCGAGCCGAACGACGCGCGGCGAATACTCCAGCGCGATGAGCGGCGTGTCTGGCGGGTTGACCTGCAACGTGAGCGAAGAGTTCCGCAGCGCCATGAAAAATGAGTCGACGTTTTGGAACCTCACCGGCTCGCCGACGCGCTGCGCGATCTGCCGGTACTTGCTGTAGAACGCATCCACGTTGATGTCCATGTGCATCTCCGGGCCGAACGCTGCGACGTCTTCGCCGTGGTTGACGCGGATAGCGCCGAGGTCGTCTCGGCTCGATTCGGTGATCATCATGCGCAAGATCTTGACCAGCTCCGGTGTGGCTTGCAGCGACGGGTAGTGCTCAGGCGACAGTAGCGTGTTGCGCAGCGTCTCGAAGCGCTGTTCCCAGCCGCGCGCCTCGTAGTCCGCCTTCATCTGGTGGCGCATTACCATCTGCAAGAACAGCAGGCCTGCGATGGACACGCTGGCGTTGTAAACGATACGGCTGTTGCCGTTGCGGTTCAGGTGTTCCTGCGCCACGTCGTGTGAGCGCTTGATCAGCGCCATGATCTTGTCGTCGGCCATGTGCACCGTGCCTTGCAGCAGGAGCTTACCGATCGAGGCCAGCACGTAGGGGTTCGACTTCAACGTGCTGAAGGCTTCCTCCGCGCGGCCCTTGCGGTTCGTCTTGCTGAAATGGACCGACATGACACGTTCCTGGATGGCTGTCTCCGTCTCGGCCGTCTCCGTCGAGAACATCATGGGCGTGGTCTTCGTTTCGAACACCACGTCCGACCACGAGCTGGTGGTGCTGCGAGAGTCACCACCGCCGCGCGGCGATTGGAACGCCGGCTGGTACAGCTCGTGAATGGTCATGCGGAATTCACGCTGGAGATCGAGCGACATCAGGTGGGGCTTGAATTCATCGACCAGCACCGGGATGGTGTTGGACGCGGTGAACATCATGCGCCGCCCGTAAGCCGTGCCCACCGCAGCGTTCATCATCTTCGGCTTGGACCGGTAATAGAACATGTGGATGAGCGCGATCGCCAGGCTGGTCTTGCCGGCGCCGGATTCACCGTACAGCTGAAGCAACGGGAACATTTCCTGGTACTTCAGAAAATAGGGCTTCTGCCAGCACGCGACCAGCCAGCCCAGGGTCGCAGCGACCGAGTAGTTGTCCAGGTTGAAATTCAGCAGCGCGTCGACCACCTCCGCAGCGTTGCCATGCGAGCTCAGGCTGGGCGCGGCCATGACGTCGCTCTGGAAGAACCCGCCTTCGCTGCCGGTGGGTGTGCGGAAACGGTAGCTGCGGCCGTCCTCTTTCGAGAAGCAGCCCGTGGGCGCGACCCAGACCAGGCGGTCCTCGCCCCCGTTCAGATCCTCGATCAGGTTGAACCCTTCCTTGGGCAGCGTGTAAACGGGCTTGTTCAGGCGGGCCTGGTTCATCAGCACCGCCATCATGCCGCCCGCCTTGGGCGAATCCAGGCGCGGCGCGATGCCGCCCTGCTTGGCGATGAACATCTTGGTCTTGTCGGCGCTCACAAAGGTGCCGGGGTCCACCATGACTTCGCCGCGGGCCTTGCCGGCCAGCTGGCTGGTCATCATGTAGCCCATGGACTGGTCGGTCGTGGCGTCCACCAGCTCGGTGACCGTCTCGCTGCCGGGGTGCCAGCTGCATTCGCGCGACGGGCCGCGCTCGGGGTGCGAGTGGTACATGCCGTTGGTCCCCAGCATCATGCCTGCGGTCATGTCGTGGTATGAGTCGGCGTCCTGGCCTTCAGACGGCGCTGCGGTGCCGCGCAAGTCATTCACACCAGAGCTGGATTGCATGATCGAGGCCATCGCAGCGGGTTCGTACCCGTAGCAGATGTTGTCCTCGGCGTAGCGGTACATGCGGATCAGCTCTTTCTTGACCGCCAGGCCCGATGCGTGACCGTCACCGCGGTACTTTTCGATCAGACCCTTACACGCATCCAGGTGGGCGTCCAGATCCTTGCCGATCGAGCAGCTGAGAATGCCCAGCTGCAATGCGATCTTGTTCAGACCCACGTCGCGGCTCAGGTTCTCGCCACTCATCAGGCGCAGCACCGACTCGGGCCACTCACCGTTCAAGTTCTTGGCGAACTGGCTGTCCAGGCGCTTTTTGCGCGCCTTCATCTGCTTCTCGACCTCGCTCTTTATCTTCGAATACTGAGCGATCAGGGACGTCGAAGCCGTTGGCGTGGCCCAGGTCGGGTACGGCTGCGGCTCGCACGTCAGCTCGACATACAGCTGCTCGTTCATGCCGCGCATCTGCTTGAGCGAGATCGGCACCTTGTAGCGGCCGTTCTCTCGCTGCACGTTCGGCGTGCGCCACATGCGCCCGCGCTTGGCCGAATACACGGCCATGTCCATGTCTTCGGTGTAGAGCAGGTTGGCCAGCTCTTTGTAGATGTAGGGCAGGTACGTGACCAGCTTGTCCTTGGTCGAGCTGAAGACTTCGAACGGCACCTCGACGTGGTAGCCGCGCCCGCCGGTTGCGTAGAGACGGACACAATTCAGGTCCACGTCGTGCTCTTCTTTCAACAGGTCCAGAAAGCGGTTGACCGAGGCCGCCCCCTTCATCAAGTCCTCGCAATCCCAATCCGCGTAGAAGGGGCCGCGGTACTTCACAGCCAACCACTCTTCCTTGGTCAGTTGCTCGTCTTCATCGGCCAGGCGGTCCAGATCCAGCACCGTCACATACTTGGGCTGCTTCTGTGCGCACACTTCGGCGCGGCTGTCAGCGTTGGCTCCGCGCCACCCGCCGGCCACTTCCTTCGTGTGATAGAAATAAAGGATTTCGGTCATTGTTATTTGCCGTAAAGGGCGTCGCGCAGACTGTTCAACGAGGGAACCACGGTGTTGATCAGCGCGTCTTTGTTTTCAAGCTGCTTGCGCAGGTGCACCTGCACCGTGCCCAAGGCGGTAAGGATCCGAACGTCGGTCACGAATTTCTGGCCAGGCCGCTCCAGGCGCTTGACCGCCTGCCAGAAGTCCTTGGGCAGCGTGGGGATCTCCACGAACACCATGTGGTGGCAGACGTGCTGCAAACCGTCCACGCCCACGCCCCCGGACTGAGGGTTCATGACCAGGAACTGGATGTCCGGGTCGTTGATGAAGGCTTCCTTGTTTTCCTGGATCTTGGTGCCCGAGACGTCCCCGTTGATCTGCACCGCCTTTCGACCGAGGATCTTCAGGTAGGCCATGATCGACCTCACCGACATCTTGTAGGTGGCGAAGATGATGGCCTTGGTCTTGCCCAGCTCCTGGGCATACTCGTCCAAGAATTCGAACGACTCCGGCTTCAGGCTGTTGTCCTGGCCGAAATGCGCGTAGTTCACGACGATCTGCTGGACCGCGTGGTAAAGCCGCTGCGGGGTCGTAGCGTCGATAATTTCGCCTGACTCATAGGCCAGGAGCTGCTGGTCCACCAGCGTCTTGTAGAGCGTCTGGTGGTGCTTGCCGAGGTCGTATTCGATGGCGTCGACGTTGGCGCGCGGCATGTCCGGGTGGACTTCAGGCGTGCTGACAAACGACGAATTCAGCGCCAGCGCGTTCTTCAGAATGTGCAGGTTCTTCCACTCGGTCGGCCGGCCGTACTGATCGGACGCAGCGACGTGGACGTTTTCGAACGAGCGGAAGCTGCGGTACGTGCCGGGCGCCACCAGCTTGACGTAGGCATAGGCATCGCGCGGCGTGGCCAGCGGCGTGCCGGTCGCCGGGATGATCGCAGCGTTGTGAATCTGCTGCATCTGGAAGACGTGGATGAAGTTGCCGGACTCGTAGTTCTTGATGCAGACGGCTTCGTCGATCGTCACGTTCAGGCGCCAGCCGGTGAACTTGTCCATCAGGTACTGGTAATCGCGCTTCAGAATCGCCACGCTCATCAGGATGTAGCGCGTGTCGCGGGTCAGCGTCACCGACTTGCGGTACTGCGGCGAACCGGCGTATATCACGTTCTTGATCCCGCAGCTAGTAAGCCACTTGGACCATTGCTTCAAAAGGATCGGTGGGCAAAGCTGTATGACCACGCCACCCAGGTTTTCATGCCAGATGCAATTGTGCAGGGTGGTTCCAAAGGTCTTGCCAGCGCCCATGTCCCAGTAATAGCCGAACTTGTCGATCGACTCTTCCACTGCGCGGTTCACCTCGTCTCGCTGGTAAAACAGCGGCGCGTAAGGGAACGCGTATTTCTTGCAGATTTGGCTGACGCGGTCGAGGTACATAGCGGGGCGCGCCCGCATCGCTGCGGGCGGGTTCCTTGTGAGTTATTCGAGGAAAGAGGTGCGGAAGGTGACGCCGATCTCGACGCAGGACCGGGCCGCCGCTTCCGCAGCGTCCGTTGCCGCGTAGCTGTCCAGGTACGCGCGCATCGGAGCCCAGCACAGGCAGGTCCAAAGATCGGCGTACATCCGCAGTCGTTGCAGCGCCATGGCCGGGGTGTGGGTCAGGATCATTTGGCGCGTGCTGATCTCGCCGTTATCTCCGAACGGAATCATCACTTCCATCATGCCGTAGAACTGCAAGAACTTGCTGTCCGCGCTGTTCCGATGCAGCACCAGGCCGGCGTCCAGGTTCTCGACCTTCAACCCGTTCCAGGTCGCCGTCGTCGCGTCCATCAGCACCGCCAGGTTGAACACTGCCTGGTCGCTGCGCGCCTCGATCAGCTGCGGCGTGGCGCCGCGCAGCACGTCATAGGTCGATCCATGATGGGCGTTGCTTGTGATAGGGTGACCCAGGTAATTCAATATCTTTTGCATTTTTGGTTCCTTGAAGAATCGCCCGCTCCCAGGGGAAAATCGATGGGTGGGCGGGGATGGTGACGACGAGCGGAGCACCCTTGCGAGCATCCACAACTTTCGTCGCGGGGATCACCTTGCGCTCCAGGGCGGGGAGCTTCAGGTGATTGGCGACCGCTTCGGGTCCCGTCAACAATTCGACGTGTGCCCGGCGCATGTCGCCCAACAACTTCTCACGATAGGCTTCAGGCGAAACCTGGACGTGGCGGACGAGGCCTGGGCCTTCGTCCCAAAACGCGCGGTCGCGCACAAACAAATCCAGAACGCCGCTCACCGTGACGGTGTGGTCGATCACGTCGGCGGCCATGCGCTTGAACCCCAGGCTCAGGTCCTTGCGCATGAAGTCTGGGGACTCCATCGGTACGCATACTTCAACCAGCTTGGCGGCCTTCTCGGCGTTGACGGCGTCATCGGCCGCCTTGCGCTTGGCCATCTCAGCCACCAACCCGACCGACCCATGGCGCAGCGTTGCGCCCAGGTGGTCCTGGAAGTGGCGCACGGTGCTCTGGTCTTCGGGTTTCTTGGCCGTGACGGTGGCCAGCCATTTTTCCATGTCCTCGATCGAGGCTGCGTGAGCCGCGCGGCCGTTGAGCTTGACCGTCTCGATCGGAAACAGCTTGATGATGCTCTCGCGCGTCCTGTCCCAACGCAGGCCCAGCGCCTCGACTACCGGCTTCAGGCAGACCCGGCCGTCCACCATCGGCACGGCCAGGCTGAGCGCCACGCCGTTGACCAAGTAGGGAAAGTTGACCGTTTCGTGGCTCATATGGGGATCAGGGATAGAAACAGCAGCCGAAGCTGCTGGGCGGGAACGGAGCTAATGATAGCGCCAGAATCCTCGTTACGAAAGGGTTACAGCACATTCGGCACGATCCTCCCGGCTATGCGATAATTGCCTTGTCGTCACGCGGGGAAGGCTGGGGTGGTTCCTTGGGCCTTTCCTGACGACTGGGCAAGAGACCCCCGCTGTCGAGAGGCAGCGGGGGTTTTCTTTATTGCGGCGTCTCGCCCGACGGTGCGGCGTTAAGCGCTGCCACTTGGCCCGGCGTCAGGTCACCCAGCGCGTTCTGCGCATGCTCATCGGCCAGGCGCTGCACGTCCGCCGGGTCCAGCTTCATGTTCAGGATGTCGTCCGGCATGGCCAGCAGCATCGAGATCAGCATTTCGAACGTCACGATCGTTTCGCTCGGGCTGATCTGGCCGGTGTGCACGCGCACCAGGCTCTCCAGCGCAGCGACGGTGACGTCGGCCAGGCTGCGATCCGCAGCAGCGATGCGGGGCAACCAGGCCAGCGTGGACGCTTCCAGCACCTTGGCCGGCGTGATGTCCGGGCCAGGCGGGTGCGAGGTGGCCAGCTTGGCGTTGTTGAACAGGAAATTGCGCGCGATCGTAGCGACCTTGTCGATTTCCTTTTCGAAGCTCGGGATCTGCCAGGCCACGGGCAACTGGGTCACCGGCAGAGACAGGTTGCCCTCTTCGTTCGGGTAGTGGACGCGGCCGTAAAAGACCTCGCCAGTGATGGCGTTGCCGGCGATCGTCACGCGGCCGCCGCCCATCGGGATCAGGACCAGGCCGGTGCGCTCGTCGTGCATGACCGTGAACCCGACATTGCGGGAAATCGGGGTGGCTTTTTGGGACATGCTTACTCCAGGTTGTCAAAGTCGTATTCGACCAGCTCGGCGGCGCGCGGGGATACCGCTGCGACCTCCAGGAACTCGTCGAAATTGACCATCCGGGCTGGCGTTTCCAGCCCTTCGGTCTTCCATTCGTTGGGCGCCACCATGAAGGGGCGGGCAGCGTCTTTCAGGCGCAGCGGCGGCACAACGGGCGTGAACTCGATCCCGTGTGCCTCCATCAGATCGCCGGCCAGCGCGCGCAGGCCGGTGGCGTCAACATAGGTCGACACCGCCGGGCGGCCGCGGCGCCCGCCGTGGTTGGTGGCGTGGCGCAGGTAAGGCGCGTGGGTCGCAGCGATGCGGGAGCGGTATTTGCCGTAGGCATCGCGCAGCTCGCGCGCTTTGTACACATCCTCGAGGCTGTACCAGATCGTTTCCATTACGACACCTTATCGTCCAGGCCGCCCTTGTCCGCGCGCGCCATCGCGGCCGCGTCGCTGTAGCCCTTGTCGGCGTAGCGGCTACCCGGGCCTTGCAGCTTCAGGTAGTTGTCGCGGCGCAGGTCGTCAGGCGAGTAGCCCAGCTGCGGGGCGACGTGGAATTCGATCACGCCCAGCGCCTGTTGCGTCAGGATCAGAATGTCGCTCTTGGAGTCGACCGGCTGGTTTTCGTACAGATCCACAGCGCGCCAGATGCGGCCCACCAGGTCCAGCAGCACGCCCACGCAGTCTTCCATATCCATGGTCTGGTCGGGCGAGATACCTTGGCCCTTGGTCAGGCGCGTGGCTTCGGGTTGGGCGTCCAGCGCGTTGAAGATGATGGCCGCGTACCACATGAAATCGCCCAGTTCTTCGGGCAGGTTCTTGGCGATCTTCTCGTCCTGGTAGGTCTTGCCGTAGATGGCGACCTTTTTGAACGAGCTGGCGAACTCGCCCAGTTCGGTAAGCAGGCCCAGGCGGGCATGGCGCAGGCGCGCCGGCAGACTCATGGGCTTTTCGGTGCGAGCGGACACGCGGGTGTATTCGACCAATTCCATATCGGTTCCTTGTGCGTTAAATGAATAAATAGTGTACACCAGATTTGATCTGGTGCGGGTTGAAAATCTTTTCTGTAGGGGGTTACAGAGCGCGGCGCTCCAGCTCCGCGCAAACCTCGGCCTCGGTGGCGCGGGCCATGTTGAGCAGGCGCTTGGCCTGGCGCAGCGCGCTGTGCTGGTGCACCATCGAGATAGTCATCTGGCTGCGAATCATCCGCAGCATTTTGTTGGCGTCGGCGCGGCCGCTCAGGTCGCGCACGTTGGCCAGGAAACGGGTGTTGACGTCCTGCCGGTCCAGCCGGGCGACGTTGGGATCAGAAACGGGCGGCATACCTGTTCACTCCATTTGTAAGTAATTGCGTCACGTCCTCGGGGACGGTGGCCGGCAGGTCGCCTTTGACCAGGCCCAGCAGCTGCGCCGTCTTCTCCAGCGCCGCGCGCTTGATGTTGTGGCACCCAATGACCAGGTCGCCGGCTTCGTTCACACGTTCAAGCTGGAAGTGCCCCACCTGGCGCGCGCCGATCAGGTCCAGCGCCGGGAATTTACCCTCCAGCGCCAGGTTCGACACCGTCCACAGCACGGGCGCCACCGCCAGCGGCACCTGGGCGCCGCGAGTCGTCTCCAGCACCCAGCCGCCCTCGGTGTGAACCGGGCGGGCGTGATCTTCAGTGCGGGGCAGCACCATGTCGCACTTGCCGCGCAGCCAACTGTCCAGGCGCTTGGCGCGGCGTTTCCCCGCACCGGTCGGGTCCGCCGGCTGGCGGGTCTTGGGCACCAACGCTGCGTGCGCCGGCAGACGGTCATTGATCTTCGCCGCGATGCCCTCGAAATCCATGGCTCCGTCGTGCGGGTTATCGAACAGACGGCGGTACTGAGTTATTTCACCGTTAAGGCTGCGGGCCAGGTTCAGCGCGCGGATGCGGGTGTTGACGCTGCACCGCGAATTGTCGAAATCAGCGATCTGCTCTTCGATCCGCTCGATGAAAGCGTTCAGGTTATCGAAGTGATGCGCTGCGGTCCAGGTCTCCCCGGCGCCCGGCAGGCTGACCACCCTGATAGCGTCCGAGAGCTCGTAGGAGGTCAAAGACAGGCGGATCTGGCTCTGGTGGCGCGACGTTGTCTGAGACCAGTTCTTGTTCGACAAGACCCAGCGCTGAATCCGGTTGTCGAGAAAAGCCATAGGCTCTTCGTAGCTGTATATGACGCCATCGCGCACCGACACGCTACCGGCCTTCGACCAGCGCTCTCGGATGCTGCGATGGCGAATGTCTTGTACGGCCAGGTGCAGAAACTGTTCGATATTCATGGTGGTTCCTTGTCTTGTGGGGTGTTGCGGTTCAGGCGTAAACGATCTTGATGCTGTTTTCCCGGGCGTAGGAATACAGTTCTTTGCGGCGCATCGGCGCGGTCTGGTTTCCGTTTTCCAGATGCACGACGTAGCCGGTGGTCCAGCGGTAGGTGGGGCGATTGCGCCAGTCAGTGGTGGGCACCTCGATAAGCTGCTTGGTGACCTTCAGCTCGCGCCAATTAGCCGTAGGCAGCTGAGAAGTGGCGTTCATTGCGGACCCCCAGTTCGGACAGGTTGGGGAGCGGCGAAAAGCCGTCCCAGGTGAAGATCGGCACATGCTCGGCTTCGCGCAGATCCTGCGCCGCTTCCATGGCCCGGTTCGTCAGCACCACAGCCAGGTCACGGCAGGGGTTGATGGTCGTGGCCGGGCCGAACACGATGAAGGGCTCCAGCAGCAGGAACGCCTCTTCAATGACCGCTGCGATCATGGCCGAGTTGGGCGAGTGGATCGAGTAGCCGTTTTCCAGCAGCGAGTTGACCGCGCGCTGGCGCGCCGGCTCGCCCACCGGGCGTTTCAGTTTGAACCCCGCCAGCGGCTCAGGCAGGCCGCGCCCGGGCATTTCAGACAGTAGGTGGTCTTCCACCAGGTCGTAATAGCCGAGCAGCGTTCGGCCGTTAGCCACCATGCTTCGCCAGGCTTCGCGGCTGGCCTGCGGGTTGTCGTATTCCGGGCGCTGCGCCAGCTCCAGCTTCACGCGCTTGATGTAGGTTCGGGTCGAAAGATTCACAGCGTTCTCCCATTGCAAGTAACCAGCGCCAGGTGCCCCTTTACCAGCGGGCCTTCCTGGGCGGTCGGCAAGTCGTTATGCGGCCCGCGCATCAGCCGCACGATAGGCTCGTTGTCCAGCAACGTCGCCGCGCGCTCAGCGCCCATTTGCTTGATGAAGTCGAGCATGGTGTTCATGCCGAAGCGAAAGCTTTGCACGTCGATGCGCGCCGGCATGACGACTTTGGCGCCCGCATTACCCCATTCAACTTCCAGTTCTTTGGATGACATTTCAGACCTCTGCGTGGTCGCTCGCGGCGACCGGGTGAAGATTTACGCCCGCCTGTTTGGCGAGCTGCGCGCCCAAGCTGGTCAGGCGCAGGACCTTGGTGGCCTTCTGGTCGGGCGCGAACTTTACCATCCGCACGCGCGCCAGCCCCAGTTTACGGAGCCGGTCCATCCGGCGGGCAAGGTCCTTGCCCCAGATACCGTCGCGCCTTTGGAGGTTGGGGACCGCTTGGTTGCCGTCTAGGCAGATAGCCATGAAGACGGTGAGTTCGTGCTCGTTGAGCCTGACCTCCACCTCCCCTCTGAGCCTGTGTCCGTTGGGGTAGACCATGGTTCAACTCTCGGCCACGGCCGAGCTTCCCAGCATGGGGCGCGCTTCGGCTTTCTTCACGCCGTAGACCTCGTTGAACTGTGCCGTCGCCGCTTCCCAGGCTGCGCGCGCCTTCAGGAGGCTGTCCGCTGCGTTGCGGGCCTCTTCGATCGCTGCCTGGTTGCGCAGGACCGCTTGCTGGTACGCCTTCAGGGTTTCAACCTGGGTGTCCATGATCTGCTCTTTGTTCGTCATGATGGTTCCTTGTCTTGTTTATTTCGGAATATTCCGAAATTAATTCACGGTTTGACCACAAACCACCAGCCATAGCTGGGGCCGGCGGCGGCTTCGAAAGACTTGCACCCCTCGGGCATGTGCTCGGCGAGCCACGCGAGCACCACATCCCCGGCGGCGACCGGCTTCACCGGTTCGGTGCCGAGCGGGGGGTTGCGCACGCGCACCGATTTGCCGTCAGGGCCGATGGCGGTACTGCACGAGTCGCCCAGAAGGACGCGGATGATGATCATGCTTCAGCTTCCTCGATCGCGTCTTGTGCGGCCTTGATCGACTCCAATGCCTCGTCGAGCGCTTCCACAGCCTCGTCCAGCTTGTCGACGGCCTCTTGCATCTTTTCGCCCTTTTCCCCTTCCTGCTGGCTCTCGGGCATGTTGTCCAGCGCATCCTGCTCATCCTGGCGGGGAGCGTCCAGGTCGTCCTTCACGCTTTCCAGCTGCGTGTGCAGGTTGTCCAGGCTCTCACGCAGCGTTGCCAGGGTCTTGCGGCGTTCCTTGTTCATTTTCTTTCCTTTTGGCCAGAAGCTCGGCCAGTTGAAAACCGATCCAGGCGTTGTCGGTGTCAGCGTCCATGTAGTGGTGCAGCTGACCGTTTATTTCCATCGCGGCGAAGTGGAATTTCGACCGCTTCGGGTTGCTGTTCCAGTGCTCGGCCATGCCGGCCTCGAAGCGCTGCCGCTGCGCCAAGCGTTCCTCGGGTGTCATGTCTACCTCGTAAAAATCCCGCCGAAGCGGGGGTTCATTTCTTGACCCATTCGCCCCAGGTCTGGGTATCGGGGTCCCAAGCACGCTTCCAGTGAGTCTCGACACCTTCGGCGTTCACTTCGGTGACCTCCTGGCCGTCGTGGGTGAAGACGCGGTCTTTGAAGACCCCAACGCCGTACTTTGGCCAGTTGGCCAGGCGCCGCTCCAGGTCCGAGAAATCCAGCTCGTCGGGCTGCGCCGGCGGCAGCGGGTAACTGCTGAGTGGGCGCCACGGCCGCAGAAACTGCCACTCCGGCGTAGAAACTGAAAATCGCCCGGTAGGCGATTTTGTGGGCTGGCTGAAGGGCTCCGGCGTCGGCCCGAACAGGCTCCGGTAGTAGCCAAATCGACGCCCGGCGCGCCAGGCTTTATTGCGGCGCCGCTCGCGCTTGTTCCACTGCGTGTTGTAGCCGGTGTAACTGCGCGGCTTGGCGTTTTTCTTCAGGCTTCGAACTTTCATCATGCCACCTTGATCGGAATGAATTTCTGCTCGTCCGGGTAGACGCGCGGGTTACCTTCCCACTGTGCCCACAGCGAACCCGTGGCCGCCGCCCCAGGGGTGACGGTAGCCAGCGCTGTGATTCTGACGTGGGCGCGGTGCTGGCGCAACGCCCACAGGACACTGCACATGGCGATGTAGCGTTCCATGGTCAGTCCTCGCCCTGCTGCGCGTGCCACTCTCTGGCCTTCGCCTCAAAGCGGGCCAGGATCTTTCGCAAGGCCTTTTCAAACTTGACCGCAGCCTGGTAGTCGTGAAACTCGGCCCACTCGTCCCAGACATCGTAATTGCTGGAGCCGCTGGCCACAGCCGGGCCGCGAATGCCTTGCACCTCGATCTCGAATTCGCTCATGACCGCAGCGTCTCGCCCCAGCATGTCAGCCAGCTCAGGACTCCCGTGCGCGCTGGCGTGGTAGATGGTGGTGATCATTGCGTCACCTCCCATTCAAACCCCGCGGCTTCCATGTCCTCCTTCATCGCCGCGAGCAGCGCCGGCAGGCGGGCCATCAGAATCGCGGTCAGCTCGGCCTTGGGCAAGCACAGCTGCTCGTCGGTGGCATCGGGCCAGACGGCGCTGGACCGCGCTTTGTCCAGCTCCCGGGCCTTGCCTTCGGAGAACAGGGTGGGGACCTTCTCAAAGCGGATGAAGCCCGCGCCCTTCTTGCGCAGACTCTCGACGTGCAGGTTCAGCGAGTCCGCCCAGGCTTGTGCCGTCACCGAGTCATTGAAGGGGCAGAGTGCCCAGTTCGCTTCGTAGCCTTCCAGCGTGTAATTGTCGCTGTACTTGTAGGTATCGTTGCCTGTGTGGGAAGCGGCGACCACCTTGAACTCCGACCAGTGCTTGTTGGCCTTCGGCGTGGACACCAGGAAGTCGATTCGCGCCTGCATCCACTCCAGAAACCGGCTGCTCTTGATCTTGGTCGGGAACGGGCTGTTGCCAACGTACGCAACATCGTCCCAGGCCCAAGGCTCGCCCTGGCGCTTGCCGTGGTGATCGAGATCCCCTGCAAAATACGTCACGTTGCCGGGGTAGTGCATCGGACCATCGGTCGAGCACAAGTGCCATTTGGCCAGATGCGCCAGCTCCGGGAAGTGCTTAGCTATGGCCTTGTGGATTATCCCGCCGCTTTCGCTGTCTTCAGGGTGCCTCGGGTTCCAGATTTCGGCCGTCATGCTGAACTCGTTGTGGCCGTTGCCCATCGAGTCGTCAAAGCGCAAATCGACGACGATCCTCTTCGTCACGCCGTCTTCATTGAACTGGCGGCTGGCCTTGAACTTCTGGTGCATGAACGTGAGCTTGCCGCTCTTCTCGTTCCGGCTCGACGGATCTTTCCGGGCGATGCGGGTCAGCTGGCCAGTAACGCCGTGCATGTTGTGTGTGGTTTCCATCTTGGTTCCTTGTCTTATGGGTTTCGGAATATTCCGAATTAAGCGGGTTGTTCGGAGGGTTGCTTGACGCGCACGCCGAAGATCACAGCAACGCGCGTGCCGTCAGTGCACGGGATGGCCTGCACGCGGTCGATCTTGAGCATCTGGCCGTTGTGGTACAGCATGGCGTCGGTGTCGCCGTGGGCGCCTTGTTGCACGCCCAACTCTTCCAGCAGTTCAGATATCAGCATCAGTGCACCGTGAAGGGTTCAGAGGTAAAGGTGAGGGTGACCAGCAGCGTCTCAGGCTTGGTCTCTTCGGTGTGGCCGAGGAACTTCAATTCGCCGCGGCCCTCGCGCGCTTTCTGGATGACCAGCGCCAGCAGCTCCGGCGTCATCTGCACCGGACGGGGCTTAGCTGAGATCCCGCGAATGTTCACCTCGCCGCCCCAGCTCGTGATGGCCAGGCGTTCGGCCTTGGTCAACGCAGCGTCGATGGCCATCAGCAGCCGCTGCTCGGCCGCTCGTGCGAAATCGTCGGGCTCCTGCATCACGTACACCGCAGCGAGCACCGTCAAAGTCAGCCCGTCATAGGCAGAGTCGACCAGGCTGATTTCGATTTCTCTATTCACATTTCACTCCAGGCGCTCTACGCGCACAAGGACCTTGGTCTCCAGGCCGTGCACCGCGACCCAGGAGGTGGTCTTGAAAACACGATCACGAAGATCGCGATGGCGCCGGCTGACCGGCGGGTTAAGTTGGCGCATCACATAACTGGCGCGATCCGCTGCGGTCTCAACGTAGGTGTGGTCACCTTTGTTCAGTGCGCGCAAGATCGACGCAAAGTCGGTTCTACCAGTCATAGACTTCGTACCCCAAAACAATCGGACCATCGGCGTCGATGCGCAGATACTGCGCGCCTTCCAACGCCACCTCATCGGCCAGCTTGGCCAGCCAGGCCGGGCGCCCTTCACGGGCGTCCAGCGCCAGGATCCAGCCCTCGCGGTAGGCCGCGCCGTTGGCGTCCAAATAACGCTTCGCTACCGGGTCGACCACCGAACGGTCACGCTTGTCATGCGGTACATGACTGCTCGAAATGGTGACCATGACAGATTTTTCTAGCGCCATGACGCTCTCCTTTCGGAATATTCCGAATTAGATCCAATGGGGGAGGCTGTTGGACTGCGCAGCGACCCAGCCCTCGCTGCGCTCATCCGAAATCGTCGGCCGAACCCCCACGCACAGGCCGATAAAGTCCTGGCGAACGTGGGACTTCAACAGGTAGACGTGGCCCATGACGTTCTCGTAGAAGTGCATGGTGACGCTGGGTTCGCGCACCCCCAGTTCTTTGCAGCCGCGGCTGAAATCGTACAGGTGGTGCGGCTTCAAACTGGTGTACTCAGGCTGAATGAGGTTCTGACGGGGCAGCACCCGGCGCCAGTCCGGGAACACCCCCTCAACCGGTGTGAACTCCACGTCATCCAGCTTGGCCTTGGTCGGCGATTCGATGGTCAGATGGAGAATGGTCGCTTTCTTGGCGCACGCCTGCTTGACGACCGCGGTGGGGATAACGATCTTGGCGTCATCGCTGGTGACGACCAGCCCTTGGCCAACGTGCATGCGGTTGCCGTCGGTGCCGACCAGCCAGGTCCGGCCACCTTGGACTTCAACCAGCACGCCGTTCAGGTAGTAGCGGATGTCCTTCACAGCTGCTGCGAGGGCTACCGCTTTCAGCATGGCTTGTTCGATCTGGATCATGATTGGTTCCTTGTCTTGTGGGGTGATGCTTACGGGCGGTTGGGGAGATAGACACACGAGGGCGGCGACCTGTCGTAATTGACGCGGTAGCAGGCCACGTTCAGGTCGCGGTCGACGGTGCGACAGATGCCGTCTCCGATGAGCGCGCAGCTGGGGGTCGTCGTCACTGGCGCAGGGGTCTCCTGGACCTCTCTGCCTAAGCCGTAGCCAAAGGCGAACGCTGCGCACCCAAACATAGCTGCGACGACGACCCAGGTCAGGATTTTGCTCATGATTGCCTCTTAGGTTGCGGCGGGTTTCATGGCCTGGGCTCCAATTCGACTCACGATGCTGTCGATCAACCCCAGGTCGTAGGTAGTCATGTTTTCGATGCCGTTGGAGACGGCTACGCTCAGACGCTCTTGCACTAGCGCCTGCTGGCGCAAGCCGTGGTTCATCGCAGAGTAGTGATGCTTCTGCATCAACTCCAGAATGTCGTCCAGGTCCTTCGGGCGCAGTCGGCCCAGGTACGCATACAGGATGCGGGCGTGGTCTTCAGTGGTTATGGCTCGCATTGCGCGGCTCCTTTCCAAATGCTTTGACGTGGCCCAGGTAGCGCCAATCGTCGGTGGGGTTGACCTGGCTCGGAGTGCTCGGGTCTTCGCCGTTCCAAACCGAACCATCGTTGTAGTTGGCGACGATCGCCCAGTGCTTGCCGCTACCCCGGCAAACCAGCCACCAGACATAGCCCTTGCCGGGCTGGCAGCGCGCAAACTCACGCGCCTGGGTGAACGTCATTTCGTGCTGCGGCAGGGACAGGAACGTCGTCCCCGCCTTGATGCCGCCGAATCGGAATTGGTGTCTGCGTGACATGGCCTACTCCGTCTCGATGATCAGCTTGCCGACCGTGTTTCCGTTGAGGTCGCGCAGCGGCCCCTCGGCGCGGTCGCCGTACATTTCGATGCGGTGCGCGGCGTCACGCAGAATGCGTGCGACCTCTTCCGACTCGTCGCAGCCAAACGCGGCGTTGGACGTGTCGATTTCGATGGTGATCTTGCTCATAGCGACTCCAGATATTTGCGCAAGGCGGCTTGCTTTTCCTCGGCGGTATTGGGGTTGAAATTCAGGGCGTTCACAGCGGCGTGAGCGCGGGCGGCGGCAAGCTGCTCGGCCAGGTGCATAACCGCGTCGACCTCGGCGCCTTCCAGACGGCGCCGGGCTTTGGGTTTGCGGCGCGGCGGCGCGCCGTTCGGAAACAGGCGCTTGTAGCGCGTCTTCATTTCCTGCTCAGCTGCGGGGCTGGCGTCCACTTCCCACGACGAGACCCTGACCATGCCAGCGCCCACCCAGCCGGCCGCAGCGACCTGGCGCTCGTGGTCCACCATGTGGTGGTAGCAGTGCTTCGCGTCGAAATATTTTTGCCAGGCCATGATCAGTCCTCGTGAATGGCGCGGAAAGAGCCGTCAGGCGTTTGCTGCACGACGATGTTGGTAGCCCCCGCGATCTCCTGCATCAGGTCGTCAAAGAAGTTGCCAACGTCAACGCCTTGCCACTTGTCCAGGCCGAGCAGCACGCCTTTCAGCTCATCTTCCTTGTTGGCGACTTTCGCCGCCACTGCAAGCGCTTCAAATGGGTTATCGCTGATAATCCAGGCCATGATCAGTCCTCGTCTTCGGCATAGGTGAATTGGCCGCCCAGCGCTTTGGCGATGTCGCAACCGGCGGCGCTGCGCGCCTCCCGGTATTCGTCGCTGCTGAGCAGTTGCGGCCCCAGGTACTGGCCTTCGATCGTCACCTCGAAGTCGCCGACCATGATGTGGAAAGTGGTGGCCATGTCAGTCCTCGGCTTCGTCGTGGTGACCCTTGAACGCGGCCAACGTGGTGACCGAGTCGGGCGATTGGTTGATCGCGTCTTCCGCGTTCAACGCCCACTCCTGCCCGACCCAGCTTTGCCCGTTATCCGGGTAGTAACCCACGACGGTGTAGGGCTTGAGGCCGGCGTCTTCCGGTTCCATGCCCAGAAAATCCATGCGCTCTTTCGGCGTCATCAACGCCTCGCATACCGCGAACACATCGCCGCTTTCGCCCTGGTGCAGCGTGTAGACGCGGCCTTCGGGTGTGACGAACTTGGACGAGTCCAGAACGTCGGCCCAGGTGTCCCAATAGTCCTCGCTTTCCTTCTCGTCCAGCCCCGGCCCCATCCCCAGTCGGCGATGGTCTTCGGCCGTGATGGACCACGTCGCGGATCGGCTCCCAACCCAGTCCACGCAGCTTTCCGCGAAGTGCTGCGGGATAAAGTTGCCTCGGGCGCTGTCGATCAGCAGTTCGATTGCTTTCATCTTGGTTCCTTGTCTTGTTTTTCGGAATATTCCGAATTCAGGGCTTGTGCCCGACGACCGTGGTCAGGTCACCGAGCACCAGCGTGGCCGAGCCGCGCAGAATCTGCGAGCCGATGTGCTCGCGCACGCCCGGCTCGTAAACCTCGGCTGAGCGGCCCGCAGCGTGCAAATAAGCGGTGATCAGCTCAGCCTCGGGGTCAGCGCCTGGCGCGAACTCGGTTGTCGCGCCGGACTTGAGGTTGTGAATCAGGGGCATGGTGTCCTCTAGGTTTTGACGATGATGGGGACGTCGCTTCCGAGCGTCCAAAAGACCTGCTCGCCTTCGTCCGTCTGGGGGCTGCGGATCAGGAAGCTGTGGGGCTTCCAATTCCCACCCCATTGGTGTGCGACCTGATGTTCCGCGACCGTGCGCAGTTCCATCCGGTCGCCCAGGTTGACCCACATCTGGCCAGCGGGCGGCGGCGCGGGGTAGACCAGTTCAGGCACGGCCGGCACCGGCTCAACCTCGGGCACCTGGTGGCCTTCCCAATCTGACCACTCCCCCGCGCCGGGCTCGTAGCCCAGCAATTCCTTGGCGCGCGCCTTTTCCAGTTCGAAGGTGTAGGACCACATCTTGGACGGCGCCGGGTGCGGTTCGACCGACAGAATGACAATCCCGCTCTTGGAGATCGTGCGCAGCTCGTGCGCCAAGTCCGTTGCGTTTTCCGCGTTCCAGGTCAGCATGGCGCGGCGCGGCTTTTCGATGGATTCGATAGCCACGAGGGCGGACATGACTACGCTGTAGAGCCGGTTGTAGTCATCGCCCGTGGGCGGGCGCGAGTCCTCAAATCTCGGCGCCGTGCCGTTCAACTTGGCGTCGTAGACCCTGACGCGGGCTTTCAGGCCGGCCAGGGCCAGCAAGATCTTTTCGGCGTAGGTTTTCATTTCAGACTTCCTCAGCGGTAATAACGAAGTCCGTCGTCTTCAGCGACGAACCACTTTTTCGGAATACGGGTGCCGGGGTGGCAGCATTCGGCAACCGGGAACGTCCTGTAATGCGTGGCACCGTGGCCGAACTTGATTTCATACGCGGTAGGCCCGCGGTGATACTCGACCTCGGTCACGTCGTCGCGCACCGGCAGGCGGTGCTTGAGATTAGGCTTAGCCATGGTTGACCCCTAAAGTTCATGCGCAAATTCTTGGAGCTTTTCCAGATCCTTGCGCTTGAGTTGTTGACGCAGGCGCTGCCCGATATCGCAGCAGGTGTCATACGTATTGCGCGCCTTGATACTGTCGCTGCTGTAGCCGAATTCGGCGCACCAGTCGAGGAACGAATAGTTAACCGCGTCGCCGTCTCGCACGAGGCTGCACACCACGTCCACGTAGTCCGGCACGATGGGCTTCAGGTGGCGCTGCTCCATCCGCTCGCGGTGGATCGTGTTGGCCGTGCCAAGGTCTTTCAAGCTGTACTTGTGGGGCTTGTAGCCAAACGGCAGCACAGCGCGCACGTCATGCGGCTTGGCCCAGACGCGGTGGCCCAAGCCGGTCTTGTAGGTCGTGCGGTACGTGCCCATCACAACGTCCCACGCATCGTGCTCCCACTTGTCCTCGGTGCGCTTGCCGAGGTAGCTGAGGGTGGGCGCAATGCCCAACTTGTCGATCAGCTTGCGGGCCGATTCCCGCGCCTTCTCATGGTCGGGTATGTCTGCCATGTCAGTCTTCCTTGTTCACGCCTGCGGCGATGGCCAGCTGGACCAGTTCCTGCCAGCCCAGCGACCAGGTCTTGCCCGTCACGCGGGACTGGATCATGGGCGAGAGGTTCATCGAGGTCATCAGCTCGAATTCATCGCCAGCGGCGCCTACGTGCTGGCTCATGAAGACCGCGGTTTTCGGGTGGATGGTGCCCACGGCCACGTCCGACAGTTCGCTGCGGCAGACCTGGCCGCGCACGCCGTCTTCGAACTTGACGCAGTAGACCGTGTCCGCAGTGACCGGGACATCTTCCACCTCCAGAACAGTCACCTTCTGGGGCTTCACGCCGCTGACGCCGCCAGGCACAAAGGTCATCTGGCGGCCGATCAGGTCGCCGTCGTTGTAGCGCGCGGCCACCTTCAAAGCGATAGCCTGCATCGCATCTTCGGTCTTGATCACCCCGTCCGGGAACCGTTCCCGCCGGCCGCTGCCGTCGATCAACTGCCCACTGACCCGCACCACTTCCATACCCTCTTCGTCCAACAAGCTCCAGCCACCTTGCCAGAATCCCAAGCTCAGGCGCTGCGGCACCACGTTTTTCTTGTCCATGCTGTTCTCCAGGTTTTCGGAATATTCCGAATTTCAGATTTTGTAGACCACGCTCGCCGACCAGTATTCGCAGTCGGCGGGCGCAGCGTCGCGGGCAAATTTTTCCAGCCCCGCTTGGGTGGATCCGGCCGGCGCATAGTCCTGCTGAAGCAGTCGGTGCGCCGCGCTGTACCAGCTGACAAGCTGGATCGGCGAGGACCAGGTCGGGACGACCGGCTCGTCCAACCAGTCATGGAACGCAGCGAGTTGAGCGGGGAGATCGAACGCGACGCTTATCGGCCCCAGCGCGCCATCGGCCGACAGCACTTTCCATCTGCGAGAGAGACCGCGACTAAACGACGCGATGCACCTCGACACCACCGAACTGGATTCGGCCTCAACCAAACAAACCCGGTCCCGGCCATCTTCGCTGACGTGGAACGTCTTCATCTGCGGCGCGCTGGCCTGGTCCAGCAGCTTCATGCGAGGCATGTTCCCGAAGCGCGCGGGCTCGCCGTCAACAACGCCCATGGCGTTGCCCACGAATTCGGCCAGCGCCCGGTCCCCCGCCGTCCGAGGCGTGGCCACGTCCACATCATCGATCTTGACCAGATGCACCTCGTGCGCCGTCATTTCAAACGGCTGCACGAAGCCCGGAACGCGCACTGTTTCCACGTCCAGACCTTTCATGATCATGTCGCGCAGCCGGCTCTCTTCGCCAGGTTTCGCCGGCATCGTTACCGATGCACGGATCAGTACGTCGTAGGTGTATCGCGTCATAGCCAAAGCTCCTTTACCGCTTCATGCGGCGTGGCGCCAGCCGCGTGCAGCTGGCGCATTTCAAAAGTGTCGTCGACGTCTCTACCGATATCCGCCGTCAAAATGGCCGAGACCTTCGCGCGCCAATTTTGGTAATCCCGTTCACGATCAACCCAGGTTGCCGTGTCCAGCCCTGCGCCGCCCGCCAAATGCACCTTGAGCGCGGCCAGCGTGAACCCGTCCGGCGCATCCCCGTCGATGGACTGATACAGCAGCCGCTCGACCACCATCACCCCCAGCAGCGCGGACACCGCGCGCCCGCCGTGCCTGGCGTCCAGGATTTCATCGGCCAGCGACACATCCGACTCGTTCCTGAAGCGGCGCATCAGGTCATCGACGAAGACGTCCAATTCTCGGTCGGTCTTCATCACGCCTCCAAATCGTTGTAAATCGGTTTGATCTTGGCCAGGCCGGGCATCTTGCGATCGGACGGATACCGCATGCCCACCAGCACCGCATGGCTGGACCACGAATATTCCTGGCTCAACTCCTTCATGCGCTGCTCGACCTGGTCACGGGTGCATGCAACGTCCACCGTCGCCAGGTTGGCCGGCCCACCGTAGGCCACGGCTGCGTTACGGCCGCCCTGGCCGTTGTCGTAGAACTCGGCGCGCTGCACATTCAAGCGCAGCGCATAGATGGCTTGCTTAGCCATGGTCGTCTCCTTTCGGAATATTCCGAATTTCGCGCAGATGGTTGATGATTTCGGCGCGCTGCTCTCGCAGCGGCTCGACCGCCCGGCGCGTCAGCGCCACCAGGTTCGTGCAGTCAGCCTGTACCGACAACTGCGCGCCAATCGCCACCGCGTGCTTGATCATCTGGCTGATTTCCTGGTGCAGCGTGACCAGGCGACCGCGCAAGGCCAGGCGTTCAGCGTCCAACTCCGCTGCGATTTCGCCCGCCAGCCCGGTGGCCACTTCAAACATGTATTCGCCCGCGTCGCTTTCGATCCCCCACAGCGCATGCGCATAGTCGATCTTGACGCTGGCCGCGTCCACACCGTGCGGGACGTGCACAACGACCACGCCGATGTAGCGCCAGTCGTCGTCGCACCAACCCTGCAAGAATTCAAAATCACGGCGCACCGCTTCAGCCGCAATCTCGCCACGCGTGAGCGGCTTATTCCGATCGCGGCCAGGGATGGTGACGGTCTCGATCCCGGGCTGGCCACGCGCACTGCGGCGAACCACACGCGGCACCGCCAGGCGCTCCAGCAATTCGGCCTTCGCCTCATCGCCCAAGCCCCACCCGTCACTCAGCGCAATTCTCATCGCGCCCGCCGCGTCATAAAAGCGCCGGCTGCTGCGATCCTGGCTCAGTATCCATTCGCCAGGCCGCTTGTCGCGCGTCGTCCATTCCGACACCGGCCCGTGCCCATCGCTGCGGTTCCAGGGAACCGTGAAATCGTCGTCATCACACACGAACACCTTGTAGACGCGCCCGTCCAGGACAAGCGTCGTATCGCCTTCACCCAAAATTGTCTTGTTCATGCTGTTCTCCAAATCAGCCTTCGCTGGGTGCCGAATCCACCAGGAGCATCAGCCCCAGCTTCTCCAGCCCGTTTAATTCCTGCTGCGTCATGACCTTCGATTCCAGCGCGTTGATCGCCTGGGTAACCTGGTGCTCCTGCACAAACCCGCAGTTGCGCAGCTGGAGCCGAACCAGGGGGCTAAGCCCCTTTGGCTTGAGCGTGCCGCGCATGCGCTCCAGCATTTCGCCGAACGTTTCCGTCATGTCAGCCCCCTAGAATTCGGTCATACGGCCCATGGCCGCCAGACAATCAGCGAGCCCCGCCACGCGAGCCATGATGTCAACGCGCGGCGCGTCCGGGGTTTCGGCATACAGCGCGGCGCGATCCGATGCAGCGCCAGCGATGCGAAGGCACAGCGCGGCCAGCGTTTTAGGGCGACGGCGCAGGCCTTGCAACGTGAAGTCAGCGCACTCATGCAGCGGCTTACCCTTTTCCAGCATGGTGACAACGGACCCGGCACGGGCCTTCAGTTGATGGTCTTTCATGTTCTTTTCTCCGTTTTCGGAATATTCCGAAAATGTGAGCCGATGCTCACATCCGCCACACAAAACCCAGCACCGGGTCCAGCCCAATCGCAGCCGTGGCCAGGCCGACGGCGCCGTACTTCACGATGCGATTGGGGACGCGCGCGACCAGCCAGCAGGTCGCGGCAATAGCGATAAACGAATTCATCTTGGCATTTCCAGGTAGGCGGCCAGCGCCACGATATGGGGCTGAACCGCGTGAAATTCGGGCTCGGTCGTGTTCCGATAAACCCAGTTGACCGCCAGCAGCGAGCGCGCCAGCACCGTATCCACATTGCCGCGCGACCAACCAAACCGCAGCTTGGCTGCGATCACCGCGACCGGCGCGCCCTCCTTGATCAGGCGGCCCACGGTCTCGACCGGCGCATGACGGGCCAGCGGCGTGCCGGGGCAATGCAGCGCGTCGGCCTTAAAGACGTGGCTCTCACGATGGCGCCCGCAGTGCTTGCAGGCCCGGAACCCGTCCTGCTCGAAGGTGGTCTGGTCAGCCATAGACCAACTCACCCAGCACCGCGACCTGCACCACGCAATCAGCGTCGATCGCATCCAAATCGCCCGCATCACCGCAGACAATCGCGCGCAGCAGCGCCGTTGCATAGCGCGGGGCCGGCATGGTCAGGCCCGTATCCTCGCGCTGCTCCAGGATATTGACCACGGCCTGGCGCAACTCAACCGGGCCAATTTCGCGGCTCTTGACGCCCGCATCGGTGCTGGCCTCATGCTCGGTCACCACGCAACGCGCACGCCCATTGTCAGCGGTGCGCTCAATGGTCTTGAAGCGCGCCCAATCATTCGAGCCACCCTCGGCTGCGATATCGAGCACGTCGCGCAAAAACGAATCGGAAACGACCAGCGTGACGCTGGCCTTGATGGTGTCGGTCATTTGAAACTCCCTGTCTTATTGGGTATTCGTGAAGGTAAAGCGAGGGTAAATCCAGTCCGGGCCCGAAGTGATTTGAGTCCGGGCCCGGACTACCACAGCCTGCTCATGGCCAGAATGACCGAGCGGGCAAGTTCAGGCCGGTTGGCCCGATTCAGAACCAGGATCAAACCGGCAAAGCTCAGCGCGCGGCGCCAGAAGCCGGCGTGCTCACGCAGCACCGTGGCCACAGCCTGCTCCGCGCTGTGAGCACCCGATATCAGGGGCTGGGCGCGGCGGGCAGCGGTGCTCAGCTGGCGTTTGATCTTGGACATTTCGGAATATTCCGAAAACGGGTTCAGGGTGGGGTTCAGGCGGTGACGGGCGGCAAGGCCAGCACCGACGGAATCACGATCCAGGCTAGGTCAGAGTCACGTTCGGCGCACTCGGTCAGGCGGGCGATGGCGGCTTGGAAAGGCAGCAGTTCGGCATGCTCGGGCATGGTCGACGTGCCGCCACCGGACATTTGGTAGATCCAGCGCGACTGCGGGTTGTTCACGTCTTCGGGCAGCTTGTGGGCCACCACGTATTGCTGGGGCTTCTTAGGCAGCGACTGGGGGTTGAACGGCCGGCCCAGATGATCACGGGGCAAGGCTGCGGCCATCGTGCCGTGACTCATGTTTTCGTGCGTGAACCGGGCTTGTGACCCCAGCGGATGCACAGTCACGCGCTCGTGCGGCCAGGGGTGGGCCGGTTCAGCCTGCAATCGGGCATGCACCGCGGCGTGGAAGTCAGCGCGCAGCTTATCGGTCAGCGCCCGGGCGGCGTCGAGATCGGGCACCTGGCGGCGAACGCGGGCGCTGGCATGGAAGGTGAACGACGCGCCGACTTCGATGTCAACTTCGATTTGCCGCCCGTAATTGGTGGGGCTTTTGGTCATGATGGCTCCGTGTAGGGGCAAAACGGGCCGCTGTGAGTTTTACAGCGGCCCGCTAAGGGTGTGGGGTGGGTAGAGGCGGAAAACGGCGTAGGGGCCGTTTTGTTAGCTTTGGGCGGCGGGGTGCGTGGCGAGGTACTGGGTCACCAGGCTAAGGACGACCCCCACCACCTCGCGGTTCATCACGGCATGCGCGATCACCTGGAGAATGCTGCGACCCAGCGTGTCCGGCAGAGACGCTATGTCGATGGCTCGGCCGTAAGCGTCCCACCATTCGTAGGTTCGGCCGGTCTCGTGAAAGCGCAAGAACGTGCGCAGGTGCTCGGCGGACGGGTCCACGGGGTTGAAGATCACCCGGCGTTCGATCGAATAGGTCACGCCGTCTTCGTCAGGGAAGCGCGCCAGGCCGGTGGTGTTATGCGCAACCGCAGCTTGCGCCGGATCGGAAACCCAGTTGTCCGCGCGATTGAGGTAGGACATGCCGCGTTCGGATCGGCGCACGACGACCGCAGCGGCCACGGGGGCAGGGGACTCGAGCTCGATGAGGTCGTAGTGGGCGGGCAGCGCGTCCTTCGCAGCGGTGGCTTGGTCGGCGCTCAAGAAGGGGCCAATGGCGTGGGTAGAGCTGTGATTGAGGATGGCGTACATGGAATTGGTTCCTTGAAGGGGTTTCCAGAGTTTTACAACATCTAATGGGAGTCGGTCAAGAAAAGAGGGTGGAATAGGTAGTTATAGATAGTTCTACAACATTATTTATATGTATTTAATCGCATTGCTTCTCGTGCTGTTGCAATTGTCAGTTTCGCAGTTTTGAGTTTTAGGTTTTCGATGGGATCGATTTAACTCGACTCCCCTATTGTTACATTACAAAATGCTATGTCCTTGATTCGCTGCGAGAAATTTAATTCTCCACAGATTTTCATATTTGGGGACTGTTCATTTCGTGCGCAAACAGGGGGGTTTTACAACTTAAAAAGTCGAGTTTTACAACGGTTCAAACAGCGTTTAGTCCAAAAACGTAAGGGTTTACCCTCGAAAATGGGGCTGTTTGATTGGGGTCTGGGCAATTGCCCCTACCCCAATGAAGTTGCCCCTACCCCAATAGAATGTAGAGGGGGGATTGACAATGTCTAATGGCTGCGAAAGCCGCGCCAGCTCTGGCTAGGCTGCGTTATTCCCCGATTTTCGGAATATTCCGAAAACTCAAACCGAGTACGAAATACGAATACATCGCGAATCAGCGGCCTCATTTTGTCGTGTGCATGCTGTTACCAAAAAGCCCCGTTTTTTATTGCTCACCCCACATTGAACCGTTTCCCGCTTTTATCGTGCCTTATTGGGGTTCGGGCAACATCATTGGGGTAGGGGTAATTCGGGCTGATTTTGGGTCTTGAAAATCTCAAATCCGGCTGATAAATACCGGATGTTTCCGAAAACGCGGTTTTCCGTGTAACTTTGGAGTCCGTTAGTTGCCCCTACCCCAATAGGTCGCATTAGGGAAATCCCTAGTTTTACATTTTCTAACCGCGACAAAAGCGGGTTAGTTCGCATTTTGGCCGTTTTTGCCCCACTCCCAATAAAAGTGAATCATTGGGAGTGGGGCAACCAAAACTGCCATTTTCTAGGGGTTTACCCTGAAAACGACCGTGCGAAAACATCGATGGGGGTAGGGCAATAACTGCTTACATTTGCCAGACACATTTGTCAGTTACAGGACCTGCGACCAACTGCTACCGACCTTGACGGCTGCGAATCAGGCGCTCTACCGCGTCCCTACTGGTTCTCCGGCCTGTTTGACAGTAATTCTCAATAAAATTACCCCACTCCCAGTGCTGATCTATTGGGGTAGGGGCAACTCTATTGGGGTAGGGGTAACTACCTTCTATTGGGGTTCGGGCAACTCTATTGGGGTAGGGGTAACTACCCCATTTATCCCAAATGCTAGGATTTCCGCCCCCATTTCACATTCTATTGGGGTAGGGGCAATTGCCCCTACCCCAATAGAAGTAGCCCCTTTTCGGCTGATTTTCGGAATATTCCGAAATTACTCTGCTGGAAGCCAAACTAGGCGGCTCAAGGCGTCCGCTTGGGCCTCCAGCATGGCCTTTTTGTCCCTCGAAACGACCAAATTACGTTCTGCGCCGTTGATCCAACGGCGCATCTTGACGCCCATTTTCTCCCCCCTTGACACTTGTTCAAGTTGGGTATAGATGCACATCAAAGAATCAACGATGTCGGCCGGGGCGCGACCCATTTCTCCTAGCAGGTCATGCGTTAGCGCATCGCGCATGCTGATGTAGCAGTCCATGCCGCTGCGAGTCGCCTCAAAAAGCTGCATAGCGCGCCGCCGGTCATGTGTGCGCAGCATCCGGGACCATCCACCGTTACCCGTGGCGCGGAACACTTCATATATAGCGCGCCCTTTCTCCCTCGCCCCCCAAATCTTCGGATAGGCATTCGTCAGGATCCCGCGCACCGTGGCCAGCTTTTCGGAATATTCCGAAATATCGGTCATCCCGGCTGCGTGATAGGCCACGCGACCGATATCCACGGTTTCCCGTGGCACGGTCGCGCCTGGTCGCTCAATAGTAATGGTTCCCATTTGCATTAACTCCCTTTATGGATGGGCCTGCACTGCAAGCCTATCTATAAAGAGACCCGGCTTAGGCCGGGCTCTGACGCTGCATTATTCAGCGGCCACCGGGGCGGAAAGCGTGGCCGTCATATCGGCGCGCAGCGCTTCCAGCGCCTTGAACATATCCATGGATTCGCGGCGATGATCCTCAGCGGACGCTTTCTTATTGAGAGCCATCGTACGCAAGCGGGCTTCCAATGCTTGCATGCGACCGAATTGATCCATCAGCGCATCAAGCTTGCTGGACTGCGGCACGGGTGCGGCTGCTGCGTTCGCTTGTTCAGCTTCGGGCGACTGGTTCGCGCCGTTGGCCGGGGCGTCCTTGGCGGGTTCGTCCTTCTTGACGGGCGTCAACGCGACCAGTTGCGCGAACGTCTGCACGCCGGCGATGTCGGCGGCGCGGCCTGCCGTGGCGGCGCTGGCGCATGCGCGGAATACCTTCAGCGCGTACTCGCGGGCCTTGTCCTTGCTATCGGCCCATGCCTCTTTCGCTGCGGTGCGAGCGTCCGCGTCGCCCAGATAGAGCCAGACGGCTGCGGCGCTGATGAAAAACTTACCTTGTGCCGACTTGAACGCTTCGCCGGTCTGGCGCAGATAGCCATGGGCGGCATTGGTGGACTTGATGGCGGCTTGAGCTTGAGCGGGCGTGGTGTGCGAGGTGGCGTACATAGCGGTAACTCCAGGTTGTTTGTATTGCACTAAATTATTTAGTGCATGTAGAGATATTAAAGGAATAAAAAAGATAGTGCAAGCGATTAATTAATAAATCTCGCAAGGGGGCACGGTTATTTGTGGATCGCGCGCCACGGTTCGGAACGTTCCGATTGACGGTAGGAATTGAGGGGGCGAGGGGTGGCCTACCGTTATGTATGCGGCCTGGACACGCGCCTCAACTAGGTGGGTCTCGGACTTGCAAAATTTTTGAAAAAACGGATAATGGGGGCTCAGGTACTTACTGGACTCACATTAATGGCTCGAAAACCCTACCCCAACCCTGTTCCGGTGCGTGACGGCAATAAACGCGCTTCCACCCTAGACGTCATCGAGCGGATCCGAACCCGATGGCCTGAATATGACGGCTCAGCCATCGATTGCCCCGTCCACGGCAAGGTCGCCATCGCCGATCGGTACGGTTTCGCCACCAGCCGGAACATGAACTGCCCCGCCTGCGAGAAGGCGCGCTGCTCGCCCCCGACCGTTGAAGAGATGCGCAACAAGCTGCGTCACGAGCACCCGAATCTGGATTGGCCCGAGCCGAGCTGGACTGAAAATCAGGGGCGCAACCGCAAAGTCATGGCCCATTGCACCATTCACGGTATTGCCTGGGTCGCACCTGTGCAGTTCCACAAGAACGGTTCCCACAAGTGCCCGGCGTGCTTCCCGTCAGGCGGCCGCGTCACCACGCTGTACCGTTCCAAGTATTTCGCCCAAAAGGGCTTGCCCGAGCACATCGAGCGCGCCCTGAAAGATCCTGAATGACCTCACCCGACCCAACCCAAGGAACCACCATGAAGACCCTGTACGAGCTCCTGCAAACCCCCGAAAAGTTGACCCTCGCTGCGATCCAGGAATGGCGCGAAAGTGGCCGGCCGATGGGCACCCAGGATATGCATGTCGCCCACTTCTATGACGTCGCGCTCTTCGCCGTGGCTGATTGCGTGGCCCGGGTGAACGCTGCGCTCGCCACGATCCCGGCCATCACACCCTTGGCGCCCGCCCCCTTAGACGCTGAAGTCCTGCCCGAAGCCGCCTTGCCCCCGCGACCCGAGCCGAACGTGGCCGCCGCGCGGCTGTGCGGCACGGACATGTACTCTGGCGCGCAGATGCTCGCCTACGGACGCGAATGCGCCGAGGCGCAGCGCAAGGCGGACAGAGCCATTGCGGTCGAGCGCGGTCGCCGCGACGCCCTGTCAAGCGCCCCTGCGGATTCCCAGGCCCAGGTCACCGAGGCCGACGATGAAGAAGAAAGCCCGGCCGACGCCTGGCGCCGCCTCGCACTGCAGTTCGACGACCACCGCATGCAGGCCAAGCACCACATCCAAAGGATGCTGGAGAACCCGAAGGCACACGCAGACGCAGCTCGGGAATTCCTGGCCGCGCCGCCGTTGAGCGGAGAGCAGGTGCTGGCGCAACGGATCGAAGCCATCGCTGAGGCTCAGAAAAAGGGAGAGGCATGATGGAAAACCAGAACAACGCCGCCCAACCCAGGCTGACGGATGCCGAAATCCGCGGCGCCATCGCCGACGCCCACCAGTCGCACGGGGATCCCAAGACTGGGTACATACTGGCGGTAGGCCGCGCCATCGAATCCGCCCTGCTGGCCAAGCTGCGCGCGGAGGGCGTGCAGGCGGGCGATGAGCGTTTCCGTTCTGACGTTCGGGAGCTATGCGCATATGCCGAAGGGTCGATGTCGGTCCACATTGATACCGTTCACCGAGTCCGCGCCGCCCTGGCAAGCGCCCCTGAAAGCTTCCAAGCCCGCGTCCAGCCTTGGATGATGGACTGCTTCGGCCCGGAGATTTCCGCCGACCGCCAAGAACGCAACCACCGGTTTCTCGAAGAGGCGCTGGAGCTGGTCCAAGCCTGCGGCGCAACCGCCAGCGAAGCGCATCAGTTGGTGGATTACGTGTTCAACCGCCCGATTGGTGAGCCGGCGCAGGAAGTTGGCGGCGTGACGGTAACGCTCGCTGCGCTGTGTCTCGCCAACGGTTTGGACATGCACAAGGCGGCCGAAACCGAGCTGGCCAGGATCAGCGAACCGGCCATCCGTGACAAGATCCGGGCCAAGCAGGCGGCCAAGCCCAAGCACGCCCCTCTGCCAGAGGCCAGCGCCCCTGTAGCCGAGAAAGACGACGCCGCCCTGCGCAAAATGTGGGAGCTGGCCGGCGGCAGTTTCCACGGTCCTCGCGTGGAGACCGGCACGATGCCCGAGGCGCAGCTGTTGCCGTTCCTACGCCGCCTGGCCAGCGCCCGGTTGCCGGCTATCGACCACGAGACGGAATTCCACGTCTGGCTGTCGGCCGAGCAGGAAGAGCGGTTTTCCAAGTGGGTGGGCGTCGAGCATATGTCGCCGTGGGCGCGGTCGGTTGCACGTCTGGCGCTGATGCTGAACTCGTCCAATCGGGGGCTTGTCGACTACCAGGCCGCGCAGCACTTCGCCCGTGAGCTACTGCATCGCCTGGAGTATTCGTTCAAGGTCTATCCGGCCCCGGACTTGGAACCCTACGCCGTGCGCGCGGCCAACGCTGTGGATGGTGAGACCCGCCGCCGCATGGGCGTGGCGCTGACCACGTACCTGGATGAGCATGTCGAGGATGGCGCGTGCACCTTCGATCACTGCGACAGCGGCACGATCGACGAGCTGCTGAACGCGGTGCTGGCCGAGCTGCCGCAGCCTTCGGATGACGAAAAGTTGGCGTCGGCGCTTGAAGTGCTCAAGGCCCGCGATTTCGGCCTGGCCGCGCATGCGCTGAACAGGGCCATCGGGCTGGCGAGGTTGGTGAAGCCATGAGCGACCTCTACAAGTGCGACGAATGCGGGCACGAGTGCCGAACCGAGGACATGGGCGCCGATGCGTGCTTTAACGGCGTGGACGAAGACTGGTCGAACTGGATCTGCCCGATCTGCCAGCAGTGGCCGCAATCCCTGGAAGACGGCTGGACGAAGGTGAAGCCATGAACCCGCTGCGCACCCTGGCCGCCTGGTACAAGCGGATCTTCCCGCCGTACCAGCCGATCAAGCCCTTGCTGCTGGAAATCATCGAGGCAAGCCCTGGCTGCACGGCGGGCCAGATCAGCCGGCGCCTGGACCTGCCGTTTTCGTTTATCTTGCCGGTCCTCTTCGAGATGGCGGTGGGCGGGGAGGTGCTGGTCCACTCCGTTCGCTTGCCCGTCTCCCAGACTTTTTACGTTGTGCAGTTTTACCCCCTCAACCAAGGAACCAAATCATGATCATCCCGAAGATGCCCGCTGGCTGCTACGCCCACCCGCTCGCCAATTTCTTGGTCGGCACCACCACGATCAACAAGGCCGGCGTCATCAAGGCCACACTGGCGGTCGAGGCGTCGAGCCTGGAATCGCCTTACAACGACGTGCGCGCGCTGCTGTCGCCGGAACAGAACGGCCTGGTGCCGGTGCTCGTTTTCATTGACCAAAAGGCGGTGAAGGTTGACGAAACCCCGCAAAAAATTGACGAAACCGTCGCGCGTGCTGACGGTGATGTCGCCTCACCTGGCCCCGTGTATGGGCTGACATCAGCGCCTGAGACCCGAAATGACCCGGCTGTCGCTGCGATCCAGTTTGCGCTGAAAACTGACGACGGTCTGACGTGGTTGCGGTTGTGGAACGAGGGCGAGTTCGAAGCCTGCCGCAAGGAATGGCTGGACTCGCCCGCGGCGTGCTTCATCGGCGCCGACCAATTCTTTGTGCCGCCCAGCTCTGAGTTGACTGGCGACGGCAGCGGGGAGGCGCTGCCGCCCGTGGAAGACGGCAACCCGCTGGAACGGGTCAAGCGGCGCGCGCCCACGCAGCTGCCCGACCTGTTGAAGGCCACGGGCGCCGTGGACGCGGTGATCGACAAGCTGGTGGGCGTGAAGGAAGAGTTCATCGTGGTTGTGCAGCGGGTCGGCGCCGGCTTTCAGGTCAGCTACTCGTGGGACGGCGCGCGCATGGAGACACGCGAAGCTGCGATCAAGGTGGGGCTGGAAGACGTCGGCTCTGACGACTTCAACATCGGCGTGGTCAAGGGTCTCCAGATGGTTGATTTCGGCTGGATGGAGGAATCGCTCGGGGAGGACGCTGAGACGTTGGCCGACATCGCCCGCCAGATCGGGCTCAAGCCGTGACCGAGGCCGCTGCGTTTGCTTTCGTTGCGACGGTGGCGCTCGCAGCGGCTGTCGGGTTCCTGGCCGGCGTCGTGTCGGCGCTCGCGCGGGCAGTTTCTGGCGGCTCTATGTCGGCCCCTTCGCTTTTATATTCGGCATGCGCTCGGCGGGCGCGCGCCACTACAAAGGAAAATCATGACCCTCTACATTGTTATCGCCGTGGCCGTGCTGCTGGTCATTGCGTTCATCATCCTGGACCGCGCGTGCTTCGTGGTCTCGATCGGGCTCTGCGTGCCCCGGCGCTGGAAGGGGCACCTGTTCGGCAATCCGTGCAACGCGCGCATCTCGATCTGGCATTGCGGGCTGTTCTCGTTGATCCGGTTCGACACCGTGAACCCGGTGCAGACGTTTAGCGATTTCCTGATGGCCAACGAGAGCTTGGAGGATTATTTGGCGGTGCGCCGGCCGCAGGTGCGCGCCAGGCTGCGGCGCCAGGAGGCCAAGGCTCGTGCGCAAGCGCGCGCCCAGGTGCAGGACGGCTTGCGCATGTGGCGCGACAACGCCATGGAAGCCAACGAGCGCGCCAATGTCCTCCAGCACCGCGTGTACGCGCTGGAGACCACGGTCAGGACGCTGCGGGGGATGGGCGATGACGGTAAGTGAGAACACGGCGCGCCAGCGCGCGCTGAAGCACCTGGCGCAGTACGGATATGGCGGCAGCTTTCTGTCCTGGATAGGCGGCGCCATGTTCCCGGACAACCAGGCGCGCACGCGGCAGGGGTTGGCGCTGGCGGCCTCGCGCATCGTGCGCAAGATGCGCGATGACGGTCACATCACGTTCAACGAAGAGGGCAACTACACGATCACGCAAAAAGGACGTGACTGGCTCGCTGAAAACCCCTAACATACGGCTTTTCAAGGGAGGGAAGCCATGAAATGGAAATTCTGGAAGCGCGCCGAGCCCACGCCGCAAGGGGCGATGGTCGAGCTGTTGGAGCTGACGGTCAAGGCCGCGCGCCGTTGCGCATACGACCTGGCGCACGCGGCGGACATGGTCAAGGATGACCACTTTCGCCCCATCTACCGCGACCGCGCGCGGCACTGGCTCAAGGTGTTCAACCCGGCCGACGGCCCCAAGGATTACCGGGCGCGCCTGCACTACGAGCTGGACATGAAGGACATGGAAATTGAACGTCTGAAGAGCCAGCTGATGCGCGCGGGTGTGGAGCCCGAAGAGCAGTTTTAAGCCGGGAATTTTGGAATGAAGTCACAAGGAACCAATGCAATGAAGACACCTGAAATCATCAAGGCCGTTCAGGCGCTGCAATCGTGGCGCGTGGAGCTGGACGTCAACATCCACCAGATGAGGGAAAGCCTGGGCGTGTTGCAAGCGCAGTCGGACAAGCACGGCGAGGCGATCAACCGCCTGCTGGGCGTGGGTGGCTCGCCCTCGCCGCTGCTGCCCCTGGAGGGCATCGACAGCCTCCCGGAAAATGACCCGCTGGTCAGCACTGCGGCACCGGGCTTTGGCGAGGGGTTCGTCAACCGCCAGGCCAAGGCCATCATGCGCGAATGCGCGGTCGCCGGCACCGAGAAGATCGATGGGCGCGCGATGGCGGAAGTCACTGACCGCGCGACCGCTGCGCACTTTGAATCGAAGGTGCCTGACATCCGCGCGGCGGCCGCCGTCGCGCGCTTTGAATCGAAGGTGCCCGAGGTCCGCGCGCTGGCGCCAGTGGGGATGATGATGGTGCTGCCGCAGCTTCAGGTCGATGACATGGCGACGGATTTGTCGATCGGCGTGGCTGATGTGCGCGAGGTCGAGATCGCCGTCTTGCGCCACCTGGCCGTGACCATGGAACCGCACATCCGCCGGCTGCGCGCGCTGTCCTTGCACCCGGATGTGGATTCGATCACAGCCGCTGCGATCACAATGTTCATGACGCAGTGGACGACCGCACTGGGTCTGGGAGAGCAGGCATGACCGACAAGACCAACAGCTGGGTGCGCGCGGTGGTCACGCTGGACATCGCGGTCAGCGGCCCTTGGGGGGCTAGCGCCACCAACGACCAGATGATCAACGACGCCAAGAGCGCCGCCCGCAACATCATCCAGGACATCGTTCAGAGCAACCGCGGCGCGAGCGCGGTCGGCGAACCGGTATTCAAAGTTGTAACCGTTTTTCCGGAGAATCAGAAATGACCCAGAAATTCGTTCACACCATCCAGATCGAACGCTGCGCCACCTTTGAATTCCCGGACGCCATCTTCACGCCCGAGCACCTGGCTGTGGTCCAGGCCTACAGCGAAGCCGGGGGTGAGATCAAGACGGCCCAAGACCTGCGCATTGCCATCGCTTCGTACTGGGCGCTGTACGGCGAAGGCTACGCTGAGCCTTACGGGTGCAATATCCTGACCCACGCGGCAGATGCGCAGTACCACGGCCCGGACGGGTCTCCCCTCGTGCTGGTCAGCAACGAGGATTCTGAGATCGTTGACGGAGAAGAACGTGAGCTATAAAGCCCTGATCTCCGTATACGCCACGCGCACGCCGGCCGGCACGTATTACACGCTGGCCCTTGGCGACGAAAACGCCTCGTACCGCCTGGGCGGACCCAAGATGACGCAGGACACCAAGGTGCTGCACGTCTTCCCGGTCAAGATCTCCGAACTGCTGACCGAGACGCTGTCGCTGTTCCCGACCCGCGCGTTGCACGACGTGGTGCAGGAGCGCGCGCGCCAGGTGGCTGTCGAAGGTCGCACGGTCGAGGCCGATGACAAGAACGACAGCGGCCAGATGGCGGTCGCCGCCGGCTATTACGCGCTGGCCAGCGGCTGGCCCTACAGCCACAACCGCAGCGGAGACCAGACCATGGAGTCGCCTCCGCAGCATTGGCCGTGGGCCGCCGAGTGGTGGAAGCCGCGCACCGCGCGCGAGAACCTGGTGCGGGCCGGCGCCCTGATCATCGCCGAGATCGAGCGCCTGGACCGCGCGGCGCCGCCGGACGAGGATGAAGATGCCTAGCCCGCCCATACCCATCTGGACCGAGGTCGTGTGCTTGCAGTGCGCGCACACCGGCCACGGCCAATTCACCCGCTACGCCAGGAACCGCACCCAGCTGCGAAAAGACGTGCTCGCCGATGGGTGGTTGCTCAAGCATGGCGACATCTTTTGCAGCCCCAAGTGCCTGGCCGATTACGAGGTCAATAATGGCCATTGACATCCAAGCGGTCATTGACGACATCCGCAAGAATGGCACGCGCCTGACGCCCTACCGCCTGGGCCTGGAGGTCGGCCGGCGCGGCCTGGCGCTGGAAAGCCCTTACGACGCCGGCAGCGCCGCTGAGCGGCTGTTCCAAGATGGCGTCAACCACGCGCGCGAGCAGCGCGATACCAAATCCGAATGATCCTGGGAGGGACCATGAACTACCTGAAAAACTACCTGGCCAGCAAGCACTACGCCTACCGCGGCGGGCCGCCGCCTGAGCCGGTGATGACCGAAGCCCAGGACGCAGCGTTCAACGGTCTGGTGAAGACGCTGGACCAGGTCCAATTCTTGATGGACCTGGCCAACAAGGCGCGCGCGGACGCGGCCGCCGAGCTGATCGGGCGCGCGGCGATGGTCAAGCTGCAAGCCAATCAGAAGAACCCCACTCGAGTGCGCATCGACGGGGTGAGCGTAACGCTGCGCATGGACCCGACGGGCACCACCTACTACATCGATCTGGACATCACGCTCATCGAATCGCCGCTGCACACCCGGCTGCGCCGTCGCCGCATTCCGTTGGGTCAGCTTGTCGAGGTGCTGCCATGAGCGTAGTCCTCTGCCCGTTTTGTGGCCACAATGACGTGCACATGGGCTACACGCACCACGGCGCCTATGCGGTGTGCAGCAAGTGCAACGCCTCGGGTCCGATCAAGAAAAACGACCTCGAGGCGCGCCGAGCCTGGGATGTGCGTTTTGCCCATACCCCAACTGGAGAGCTTCCCAAGCCTGCTGGGCACTTCTATCACGAGGACATCTGCGGCGACGAGGTTGGGCCGCCCACGCCGTACTGGGGCGAGCGCGGCGTGCGTCAAGCTATCGCCATGGCTATGGCCGTGCCGGCGCCACGCCCGCGAGTGCACGGTGACCGACTACCTCGGGTCGGCGAACCCGTGCTGATCCACCTGGCGCGCGAGGACAAGTGGGTCGAGCACGAGGTGGTCGGCTACCACGTCCTGGGTGACCACGAGCACAGCCGGCACCTGCATCGCGTCTTTGTGGATGTCGAGGATGCCAACGGCGTGCCGAACTCGCGCATGCTGTGCGATGTGAAGCACCTGGACGGCTCCTACTTTCACGCGCCCAGCCCGCTGCCGTGCGACTACGACGTCATCGCCTGGCTGTCCCAGAACACGGTGATGGTCGACGGCTACCCGATCTACCGCCCGAGCGGGGACAACAACAGGCTGACCGTCTCTTCCGAGTTCCGCACCCACATACGCGGGTTCATGCCGGTGAAGCGCCATGGATGACCTAATCGGCAAGATCCTGATTTTCGGCCTGATCGGTAGCGTCGGCGGGATAGTGATAATTCTGCTTTTCGCTTTCCGGCCGCGCTGGTTTCTGATCCAGCACATCAACGAACCCCGTCACGTATGGGCGCCGATGAAGCTGTGGGGCTTACCGGGCATGAAGCCGATATGCTTCATGTTCTTTCGGGTCTGGGGACCTTTTAAAACTGAGGCCGAAGCCGAGCTGGCGGCGCGCGCTGAACTGGAGAAATTCGATGGACGAAAAAGTGATTGATGGGGTCTTGGACATGCTCAAGGGCACGCCCAAGCCGGCCGGCACGCTGCCAGGCACCGACGAGCCGTACTGGGACGCTGCGCAGGTGCGCGCGCTGATGGACCGACTCACCACGGCCCAAAAGGACGCGATGGTGCTGAACGTCCTGGCCAGTCACGTATACGACCTGGACGTAAAGTGGCGCAAGTCGCCCAACAAGATCGAGCGCCTGAAGCTGGATATCCGCGCGACAACGCGTTCGGGTAGCCGTGGCGAGCTGGACCGTATCCGCGCGGCCGCCGAGGACATCTCGCTCCTGTCGAGCATGGAGAACCTGGCATGATGGGGGTCGAGTTGTTCATCAGGTCCCTGCTGGTGGGTTTGGGCTTTTGGGGTGGCGCGCTGGTTGTGTACTGGTTCTATACCCAGATGAGAAGGCCCACGGAGCCGTTGGTGAGCCGCCAGCCCATGCCACCGACGCCCGCCAGGAACGTGAACCCGGCGCCCACCTATCCAAGAGCCCAACCCAGGAGAACCAAGTGAAATACGCACCCCTCTACGTGGCCCTCGTCCTCGCGGTGATCGCGGTTGCGATCCCTGTGTACCTGGTATTCGTCCAGAAGGTGGATCTGAATTGGGTCGCCGTCTTGATTAAGATGTGGGAAGGCTTCCTGTACGGCACCGGGTTTATGCTGGCGCTCGTGCTCTGGTACAGCACAATTTCGGCGCTGCCCGACAAAAAGGTCGAGACGCCAACCATTACCGCGCAAGGAGAGAAATGATGGGATGGTCCTACGGGTATGACCAAAAATGGAAACGTGATGTCGGCTACGGCGTGCCGGCCAAGTGCGACCACCCCGGCTGCAACGCGGACATCGATCGCGGCTTGAGCCACGTCTGCAAGAACGAGCATCCGTTCGGCCAAAGCCCTGAAGGCGATGACGACGGCTGCGGCCTCTACTTCTGCGAGGCGCACCTGAGCTCTGGCGCCTGCGAACGCTGCGTCTTGGGTGCCGAGCCTTTCGAGCCGACCAAGGATGTGCCGGAGTGGGTCGATTTCAAGCTGAGCGATGACAGCTGGGCGGAATGGCGCCGGAGCCACCCGAACGAAGTGGTGGCCATGATGGCCAACGCCGGCCAGCGCAGCAAGCCGGTGGCCGACCCTGGCGAAGAGGTCATCCTGGGGCAACCCGTCGAGAACGAGCTGCCCTCGACGCCGCCCGAAGACCTGGCGGGCGAGGAATCGCCGGCCCCCTCTGAAGACCCGGTGGTCGAGGATCCGCAAACCCCGCCTGAAGACGACCCTGTCATCACGGCGCCGGCCGACCCCGAAGAAGAGCCGACCACCGACGTGCCCACCCCGCCCGAAGAAGAAGACGATGAAAACCCGCCCCAGCCTGCTTAGCGATTTGTGCGACATCCTGGGCTGTAAGTTCTTGCTCACACATGTCGCGGCAGTCGCCGGGGCGATGGTTGTCACCTATTTATTGGTTCGGATCGTGGTGCCGTAATACCGGGGCAACCACAACATATAGACCCAAGACTCGAAAATGCCTCATCACTGGTGTTTTCGAGTCTTTATCGTTACACTTCCGCCATGAATCCAAACGCGATCGACCACTTTGCCAATTTCGAGGATTTCGGAGGCAAGGACCTGGAGAAAGAAGTCCTCCAGGGGGACGAACTCGCCTACAAGCAATTCATCGAGCTGTTGGCCGAGATCAACGATCCGAACCTGCTTCAGCTGGCCAAGATCCAGCTCGAGGCCAAGATGCCGACGGTGCGCGCCGACCAGATCGACCTGACGGCGGACGCCGGCCAGGCGCTGACCATCGCCAAGCTGTTGCTGGCCGACGCGGCCGCCGACAAGCGCGCACCGTACAACCAGAAGACCGCTGCGCTGAACGGCCTGAACCGCGCGCTGACGCAGCTGCAAGCGCTGCAATCCAAGATCTATAACGTCGACCGGGCACGCAAGCTGGAAGAGGCGCTGCTGGTCACGTTGCGCGGGCGCGATGACGCGGGTGAGATTTTGAACGAATTCCGAGAAACCTACGAACGCCTCACGGGCGACAGAATCCAGGCCGAATAATGAACACACCCAACCCGAAACACCCCCAGCCGCCCACCTCCCTGGTGCGCGAGGTTGCCCGTCGCACCGGCCTGACGCGCGAGCAAGCCTACAACGCGGTTTCGGAGGCGTTGGCCATCATTCGGGATTCCGAGAGCGTGATGATTCGGAACTTCGGCACCTTCTACCGCTCGCACCGCAAGGGCCACCGCCGCCCGATGCCCGGCGCGGTGGACCAGCTGGTCGACGTGCCGGCTTACAACCGCCTGGCGCTGCGCACCAAACCCGAACGCGATTAAGGAGGCCTCATGAACCTCGAGCTCGTTTTTTACAGCGTCCTCGCTGTAGGGATCTACCACCTGCTGGCGCACGTCGTTCTGGCGCTGCCGCGCGCGGTGTCGCTGGCTGCGGCCACGCTTACGCTCAACGCCCGCTGCGGCGTGCGAGGGTGGCCGGTGTGGTGCCAGGCATTCGGCGCAGCGTGGAAGCAGATGCTGCGCAACGCCGCGCCGCAGCGGGTGGTGCTGGTGTCGCGCAACTTCCGGGGAAGCCTCACTTGGAGCGGGATTTTGCCGCGCCGATGGGAATGGTCCATGGACGGGAATTCAGAGCTGTCGATCACCTCATTTGCGCCGAATGTGCATGGCCAGAATTGGGTCATGTCGAAAGACGGCCGGATATGCATCGTTGAGCGCGACAAGGTGACGGTGGAACCGTGACCGCAGCGGCTAAGCGCGACGCGCGCCTGAATGTAGGGAATATGTTTGGGCGCCTGGACACTGCGGTGTCCAGCAGCTACGCGCACGACAAGGTGCCTGGCTGGATCGAGAAGCACACCTATCTGGGTGGGCGGAACTTCAGCTTCAAGGGCCACGAATACCAACTCGACATCCTGAAGAGCGAAAAGCGCGTCCAGTACGTGAAGAAATGCTCCCAGGTGGGCGTGTCGGAGATCATGGTGCGCAAGGCGCTGGCCGTCTCCTACATGATCCCGGATTTTTCGACGATCATCACGCAGCCGACCACGGGCGCGGCCAGCATGTTCTCGCGCACGCGCCTGGATCCGACCATCGCCAACGCGCCGCTGCTGAAGGATGCGCTGGACTCCAACGTCGACTCGTCCGAACTGAAAAAGATCGGCACCAGCTACATCTACATCCGGGGCACCTTCTCCCAGAACGCCGCCATCTCGATCCCTGCCCACTACCTGGTGCACGACGAGGTCGACTTCTCGGACCAGGACGCGCTCACCAGCTTTCAGTCCCGCCTGACGCACTCGCCCTACAAGTGGCAGACGCACTTCTCGACGCCCACGTTGCCCAAGTTCGGCATCGACGGGCTGTTCCAGAACTCGAATCGCTGGTTCAAATTCTGCAAGTGCAACCACTGCAACCACCAGTTCATCCCGTCATACCTGACCGACGTCATCGTGCCAGGGTTCAACGACGACATCCTGATGATCGACAAGGGGCGCCTGGCGTTTACGCGCTGGCGCGAGGCGTATCTGGCCTGCCCGAAGTGCAAGAAACAGCCTGACCTGGGTGAGCAGTATCGGGAGATGGTCTGCGAGAACCCGAACGAGCAGCACGAGGCCGACGGCTACCAGGTGAGCCCGTTCGATGCGCCCAGCTTCATCTCGGTCCAGGACCTGATGTCGACGCGCACGCGCTACGAGCGCACCACCGACTTCGTGAACTTCAGCCTCGGGCTGTGCCAGGAAGACCACCTGTCGGGCATCCAGGAAGCCGACCTGGACATGATGCTGGCTGCGTACAGCGGCAACCTGGTGGGCAACGTGATCGGCATCGACATGGGCCAGACGATCCACTACGCGGTGGCGGGGATCGATGGCGGCAGCACCATGGACTTCGGCGAGCTGGGCACGATCAATTTCAAGCGGATCGACGAAGAGCTGACCAAGCTGGTGGCGCGCACCAACCCTATCGCCATCGTGATGGACGCGCTGCCCTTCACCGAAACGGTGGTGCGCCTCCAGCGGCTGTTCCCGAACCTGTACGCCGGCCTCTACGTGAACGCTGCGGGCCTACGGGCGTTCAAGATGATGGACGAGGAAGAGGACAAGACCAAGGCCATCCTCGACGAGCGCCAGATCAACATCAACCGCGACATCGCCCTGGACTTCCTGATGGAAGACATCCGTGGCATGCGCGTGGGCGTGAACCCGGCGCAGGACCACAACACCATCCTGTCCTGGCGCAAGCAGATGCGGGACATGCGCCGGCTGCGCTACGGCGACCCGAAAAAGCCGGACAACGAGCGCTACCGCTGGGTCAAGTCCAAGGACAAGAACGATCACTTCCACCACGCCATGCTGTATGCCTGGGTGGCGAGTAAGCTGCGCCTGGCCATGGCGCCGCGCGTGATCTTGCCGACCACCTCGCTGATCTCGAAATTCAAGGTGAAGCGCTCCCTTTGACATCTTGAAAACCCGCGCCGTATACTGATTGCTCAGGCGTCTCACCCGCAGTGCCTTTTCCGCTTTCAGTCCACTCAGCGTCCCTCCCTTCCGCACCCGTGGCTGTGGCCGATCTGGCCAAACCCCCGGCTTCCCCGCCGGGGGTTTTCTTTTGCTCGGTTGCGTTTTTTCACGTTTTGCCTTAGATTTCTGGCAAATTCCCTGGGTTACGTATGGCTAAGCGCGAAGGCGGTTTCAAGAGCTGGTTTCTTTCCCTGCGCCAGTCGGCGACGGGGGAAGTGGCCGACCCCTTCAGCGTCGCAGTCACCGCAGCTTCCCGTGGCAGCGCATCGACGAACCTTCCCGAGCCAGGCGAGCCCAAGCTGAAGGGCAAGGGCGGCGTCGCAGTTCCCACCGTCTTTGACACCGCGCGGCCGGACACCGGCACGGCGATGAACCTGACGGATCGGGAGTCGACCAACCTGGACCTCACCACGCTGCGGTCCACGGGCAACACCAAAGAAAACGTTGGCATCTTCGCCAAGGTCAACCCTGAGCTGGCTTCTGCGGTTGACGCTTACGTGCGCCTGGCGCTGCGCAAGTACACAGTGGTGGCCTACGACCGCACGACCGGCGCCATCAACCCGCAGTCCACCCGCGACATGTGGGCCTGGATGCAGTCCAACGACTTCATCGGCAACTACGCCGAGGGGTTCGTGACCGTGCAGCCCATCCAATCGCTGCTCGAGTCGCTGGCGCACGAGCTGCGCTACTACGGTTCGTGCATGCTCGAGGTCGTGCTGAACGCGGCGCGCGTGCCCGACCGCCTGGTGCCCATCGGCACGCGCGACCTGGAGTGGTGGCCGACCAACAAAAGCAAGGCCGTCATCCCCGTGCAGGACGTGGGCGGCGACAAGATCCGCCTGGATTTCCCGACGATCATCTACACGTCGCTGGACCAGGACCTCTACTATTCGAACAGCGACAGCCCCATGGAACCGGCCCTCCAGCCCGTTCTCATGGCGATGCAGTTCCTGAACGACGTGCGCCGCGTGATCCGCGCCGCCGTGCACCCCCGCTTGATGGTGTCGCTCAAGGCCGAAGAGCTGCGAAAGATGATCCCGGTCTCGATCTCGGCCGACCCCAAGAAAAGCGAAGAGTGGTACAACTCGATCGTTTCGCAAGTCACCAATACGATCAACGGGTTGGAGCCTGAAGAGGCCTTCGTCCAGCTGGACATCATGGAAGCGTCCTACCTGAGCCGCGGCAACACGTCGCTGGAGCGGGAATACGACATCATCGACAAGATGGCCACGGGCAAGATCTCGGCCGGCGCCAAGACGCTGCCCAGCGTTATCGGCAAGGGCGAGAACCAGACCACGGCCTCGGTCGAGTCCATGATTTTCGTCAAGCAGGTCGAGGGCGCGCTGCAAGCGCCGCTCAACCGCGTGATGAGCCGCGCCATGACGCTGATCGCGCGCCTCGGCGCCGCAGACGTCTACGTCGAGTTCAAGCTGGCCGACATCGATCTGCGCCCCGAGTCTGAGCTGGCGGGCTTCCGCTCGCAACAGCAGGCCCGCATCCTGGAGCAGCTGAGCCTGGGTATCATTTCGGACGACGAGGCCAGCATCTCGCTGAATGGCCGGCCCGCGCCCGCCACGATGCAGCCGCTGTCGGGCACGTTCTTCTACAAGCCGAACGCCAACGCGGCGGACGGCAACAACAATTATTCGAACACCGCAGCAGGCGGCACGGCCGGCGCAGATGGTGGTGGCGGCGCGTTGAACGAAAACCTGAAACCCAAGACGTCCCCCAACAAGGCCGGCAGCAACTAGGACACACCATGAATATTTTGACCCTGCTTGGCGGACAGATGCTGTGGATCGGGGACGGTAACTCGCTGCAAAGCCTGGCCGCCAACCTCCTGCCCGACGAGTTCAAGATCATGATGGACATCGCGGAGAAGGACCGCCGCGAATACTTGGACGGCCGCGCCGCGCGCCAAGCTCGCGTTGAAGCGCGCAAAACGGCAGTCGAGGCCGCCATCGGCGCCGTCGCCAACGCCCGCGTCTCATTCGACGACGAGGGCGATGAAGACGACGAGGACGAAGAAAAATACCACTTCCACTCGGCCACCTATCGGCGAGAGGGCAGCACCGCCATCATCGGCATCCGCGGCCCGCTGGTGAACAGCGACAAGTGGTATTTGCGCTACATGGGCGTGGTGGGCTACCCGCACATCATCGACCAGGCCATGCGCGCCTACAACGATTCCAACGTGACCAACATCGTGCTGGACATCTCGTCGCCGGGCGGCGCGGTGTCGGGCGTCAGCGAAGCGACGAACGTCCTGAGCGCCATCGCCGCCGAGAAGCCCATGGTGGCCTTCACGCCCAGCATGATGTGCTCGGGCGGATACTGGCTGGGCGTCAGCGCCTCCAAGATCTACTCGGCCTCGCTGGCCCAGATCGGCTCGATCGGCGTGGCCATGACGCACATGGAATACAGCAAGATGCTGGAGAAGAGCGGCATCACCGTGGACGTGCTGCGCAAGGGCGAATTCAAGATGCTGATGACGCCCTACGAGCCGCTGAGCGACAAAGCGCGCGCCCAGGCCGAGAAGGACATGGACACGATTTATGACGCGTTCACGATGCACGTGGCCATCGGCCGCGGCGTCACGCAGGACCAGGTCAAAGAGGGCATGGCTGAAGGTCAGGTGTTCTGGGGCCAGGAAGCAAAGCGCGTCGGGCTCGTCGATGAGATCGGCGATATCGGCCTGGCGGTTGCAAATTCACGGCAGCTCGCTGATAATCGCGCAGCGACTGCTACGTTTGGTCACTAAACAGAGGCTTATGTCATGAAGAAAACCGTTGAACAGCTGTTGGCTGCTGCCAAAGCCAAAGCCGACGCCCAAGCCGCAGCTGCTCAAGGTGCAGCCGCTGTGACGGCTGCGGCCAACTCCCCCGCGAACCCTGCCGCTCCGGCAGCTGCCGCGACCGATCCCGCGACGGCCACTGCTGCCGGCCCCAAGGACGGCGAAAAACCTGGTGAGCCCGCAGCCACCGCCCCTAACGCGGCCTTCGTGATTGAGGGCGGCAAGGTGTTCATCAACGCCGACCAGGTCAAGGACGGCGTCTTCTCGGCCAAGGTCGAAGACAAGGACGGCAAGTTCGCCATCGCCGGCCTGTCCATTCCGGCCGCTGAGCAGCCCAAGGACATCTCCGCGCTGGCCACCGAGCTGGGCGCCATGGCTGTGGCCCGCAGCGCCGCTGAAGCCGAAGTCACCGAATTGGAAGGCCAGCTGGCCGTCTGCGTCGGCATCGTCTCCGCGTCCCTGGACAAGATGAACATCGCCCTGGGCAGCGCCAAGGTCGACGTTTCCAAGCTGGGCGTGAGCGAGCTGATCGCGCAGCACACGGCGGTGTCGGCGCAATTCGCTGCGAAGTTCCCGGTCGGCGGCGTTGCCGCAGTGGCCGCTTCGCAGGAGCCCACCAAGAAAACCGATGTTTCCACCGAACAGCGTGAATTCATGTCGCGTGTGTCGGCGATCAACCCCAAAGTTCAGTCCGCTCAATAAGGAGCTTTCGCCATGGCGATCAAGAAAGTTTACGTCGGCGAAAAGCCGACCGATATCCAGCACAACATCACGGTCAAGGTGGGCACGTCCGCCGACAAGCCGACCGACGCTGACAAGGGCAAGCCCTTCAAGCTGGGCGGCGACTCGACGTTCGTCCGCTGCGCTGATGGCGACCCCATCGAGGCCATCTTGATGGCTCTGGAGCCGGCCACCGCTGACGGCGTGATGGTGGGCACGGTCAAGACCGGCGGCTACAAGGAAGCCATCATGGCCGCGGCTGGCTGGGCTGTCGGTGACTTCGTTGTGGCTGCTCCGCAAGCCGCCAACGGCGTGCTGAACGACGCAGCTCAGTACCCCCGCCCCAAAGTCAAGGTTGACGCTGCCGCCGCAGGTCCGTTCATGTGGCGCGTCATCAGCGTCGTTGAAGGTGCCGTTGGCGCCATCAACGCCGTCGTAACCCTGCAACGCGTCTAACGCGCGGCACCCCAGCCCTCCTAGGAGAAGAGTATGAAAGTCAAGTTCATGGGTGCCGACGGTGCGCTGACCGAAGCGAGCCTGAGCGCCAACATGTATGAAGCTGCCAGCAGCGCCCGTGTCACGTTCGGGGCGTACCTGGCCAGCAACTTCAAGACCGACGAAACCAAGTACGGTTCGGTCCTGGACCAGATGATGGCCTCGGCCGGCCTGTTCTCGAAGGACGACCCCAGCAAGGGCATCCACGCCGCGACGGTTGAAGCCGCGATGAACGGCACCTGCGACAGCCAGTACAAGGCCCAGGGCTCGACCAACGTGGAAGACGTGGCCCCGGCCTCGCGCATTCTGTTCCCGGCTGCGATTCTGCGCATGATCGAGAACAAGCTGTACGCCAACCGCGACAGCGAAATCGCCCTGTTCGATTCGTTCATCGCGCAGAAAGAAACCATCGCCGGCAAGCGCTTCGAATACCCGGTGCTGGACTTCACCCGCCCGGAACGTTCCCGCTCCAGCCGCATTTCGCAGCTGTCCGAACCGAACCTGATGATGGTCCTGACGACCAGCGACAAGGCCGGCAACATCCCGGTCTACTCGCTGGGCTTGCAGATCTCCGACGAAGCCGCGCGCTCCAGCACCATCGACTTCGTGTCGCTGTCGCTGGCCCGCCAGGCTGAAGTTGAAGCTGCTGAGCGTCTGGACGAGTGCATTTACGCCATGGTCAACGGCGACGTCGACCTCGGCATCGCTGCACTGCCCACGGTCAAGGTCAACACGTTTGACTCGAGCATCACCGAAGCCGGCAAGATCACGCACAAGGCCTGGCTGAAGTGGTTGGCCGCCAAGCGCCGCACGACCAGCATCACCGTGGTCATGATGACGCTGGACACGTTCCTGAAGGTCGAAGCCCGCGAAGGCAAGCCCCTGAAGGAAACGGACTCCACGTCCGCCCCGTTCAACCAGCGCCCGGACGTGATTCCGACGCTGATCAACCTGAACATTCAAGGCGTGCGCGTCTACCTGGTGGAACCCACCGTGATCCCCGACGACACGATCGTCGGCTTCGACCCGCGCTACGCCATGCGCAAGATCACCAACAGCGAAGCCCAGTACAAGGCAGCGCAGCAGTTGGTGATGCGCAAGGCCAGCGAAATGCGCTGGGACTGGGGCAACATCGTCCATCGTCTGTATGACGAGGCGTGGTCTGTCCTCAGCCTGACCGTGTAAACTCGGTCAAGCTGCACCCCACCACAGGGGCCAGGCTGCGGCCTGGCCCTTCTTTCTGGAGATCCCATCATGGCAAAGCAAAATAACGAGCAAGGCCTGACCCGCCCTCAGACGGCTTCCGAGCAGGCTGACCAGAAGGCGTCCGAACAAGCGGCCGCCGCTGGCCAGGAAACCGGCGCGGCAACCCCGGCCACTCCCGTTCAAGACGCGGGCCAAGCGGCGCCGGCCACCCCCGGCCCGGGCGAACCTGGTTCGGCCAGCAACGCCGATGCCGAACGTGGCACCGTGGACACCAGCAAGGCTGCGCTGAACACGCCCACCGTGGCCGACAACACGCCCAATGGCCGCAAGGCCGCCAAGGATGTGAACGTGGGCGACAGCTGCACGATCACCAACCTGCTGGACGCGCCGCTGCGCGATTTCGAGACCGACAAGGTCTACGAATTCAACGTGCCCACCAAGACCGAGATGACCTCGTTCTTGGACGGCCAGCGCGAAGCCGGCCGCATCCGCGTGGAGAAGTAAGTGGCAACGGTATCCAAACTCACCGACCTGATTTCCGCAGATGAAGTCCGCGGCCTGTTGGGCGTCTCCGCTAAGGAGCTGCCCGACGCGCGGGTGGATCTGCCGATCTACCTCAAGATCGTCAAGACTTCAGTCGGGGCTTTGGATACCGATCGCCGCATCTGGGCGGCCTATGAAGACCTCCCTGACTCGAATCTGAGCCCTGCCCAGACTCGATTCAAGGACGCCTTTGAAACCTACACCGGCTTGAAGGGCGCCAGCGTTATCGCGGTAGCGCTGCCTTCCATGGCGGTGCGCAGCCTGACCGACGGAAAGGCCGGGTTCACGCGCGAGTCAGGCGCGGCGGACGACGTGCGCGTCAATCTGGACCAGGCGCTGGCCGACGCGGCCTACGAGCTGACCGCTGCGGCCGCAGACCTCCTGCCGGTGACGCCGCTGGTCTCGGATATCGGGTTCTTGTTCGCTACGGCCACGCCCGGGGCGACTGACCCCGTGACGGGAACCTAGCCATGGACATGCGCGATGTCGCCAGCTTTTTCGACGACACCCAGGTCTACGACGCCATCAGCGGCCAGCTCATCACGCTTGGCCAGCTGGACCTCTACGACGACTCGCAGCGCGACGGCGTAGGCACCGAGCGCCGCATCCTGTCCTATGACGACCGCAACAACGTCGTTTGGCCCCCGCACAAGCAGCTGACGATCTCGGGCAAGACCTGGATCGTCGGTTCGTCCATGCCCGACGATTTCCAGGGCAGCGTCATCCGCCAAAAGGCTGTGATCCAGCGCGCAGACAACGTGTTCCTGCGGGCCAGCGCCTTTGACTGGATTCGTGGCTATGACCCTGTCGCATCACCGTGCGGCGCGGTCTGGACCAAGGACATGAAGTACGAGGAATCCACCAGCGAGGTCCGCTCTTTCTACACCCTTTGGGTGGGCGGGGAGGACCTGACGCGGGACGGGGATTTCGTAGAATTCAATGGGCGCATGAACTACGTGCGCAACAGCTACCTGTCCAGCGTGGGCATGCGCGCCATCGAGGTGGTGGAGCTGCCGGTGGACTGCTTGCAGGAAGTCCTGGTGCGCCAGACGACAGCGGTCTACGACACGACGACCGACTCCCCCGGTGGCCCCATCGACGTGCCGGTCATGGCGCTGGTGATGCAGTATTTCGACCAGTACCGGATCGTGTCCCGCGCGATGATCAAGCCCGAGCGCGGCGATCTGCAAGCGCGCATCGCGCAGGACGACCTGCCGTACCTGAAGGTCGACGACGTGTTCATCATCGGCGGCATGGAGTATCGCGTCAACGTGGCCCTGCCGGAGCCTGACGAGACGTTCCTGGTGCACCTGAAGCGATGATCAGGATCACCAACCTCCCCCAGTTCGAAGCCGCGCTAGAGGCCGCGGTGCAGCGAGAGCTGCGCCAGTCGTTTCTGCCGGTGGCTAAGGCCGTCGTCTATGACATGGCCAAGGCGTTCATCAATGGGGACGAGGGGTACGCCGGCACGCCGCAGTGGTCGGGGAACGCCGCCGCCAACTGGTATCTGACCGCCGGCCAGCCGGCGACGCAGTTTCGTGAGTATTTCGACACACCGGAATACCCGCTGCCCGAGGGCGTCGAGCCTCCCTACAGTGGCCACGAGCCGCGCCAGGAAGCGCTCCAGATCTCTCTGTCGCGCA